TCAGTCTTCTTAGCATAATCCGCAAGACTTTGATGACTAGTAAGATAAGTACCTAAATTAACAGCTGTACCTCCACTAGCTGCAATAATTTTAGTAGTACCGTTGATTATTACACTATGTGTATGACTAGTTGCCGACTTACCACTAAGAAGTGAATCTACACTACTTTTGGTATAATAGTTAGCAAGACTTTGGTGAGAAGTTAAAAATGTAGCACCTTTAGTAAATGTAATACCCTTTCCGCTTTTAGATACAGACGTGATAGCATTCCCACTTCCACTTACAGATATTGCATTAACGTAACCATCAAGTGACTGATGACTAGTTAAGAACGTACTACCTTTAACTACGCTGATAGTAGTACCATTCTTGGTGACAGACGTAACCGCATTACCGCTACCGCTGACAGAAATAGCAGTAGCACTACCACCTTCCAAGCTAGAGATACGAGAATCAAGAGCCTTGATGGAGTAGGCAGAGGCAATCTCACTCAGCGATTCTGATGTAAGCTTCAAGGCATTTGAATAACTCTTCACACTGCCGTTCAAGCCGCCACCACTGGATGATGATGTCCCAACACCATAGGCAGAAACACCACCACTAGTATAGAGGTTTGCCACCTCGTTAGTCGTAGTGTTCGTAATCTTCAACGCCTTATTGGTTGCATCATACTCCATCTTTATGTTGCCGATGGAGATATACTTTCCGTTAGGCACGATGATGCTTCCATTAATATCAGAAGTACCATTGAATGAATTTCCCCAAAACTTGCGAGCATTCGTGAGCTGGAGTGCCTTCTTCGCAGAGCCATTAGTGAAGTAGCCCTGCAAGGTGGTGATATTCGTCTTATTGGTGGATATGCCCGAAGCGTTTACCCCTTCTGCTTTTTTCGCTCTTGTCACCTCATCAGAAATTGACTTATTGATTCCGTCAACAATACCGCTAAGAGTGTCTGTCTGCGCAATATTGGCGAGGAAGCTCACCACCTCGTTCCACTTATTGATAATGCCATCCGCAGTCTCCTCGTCAGTAGTCATAAGGGCGTACCAATCATAGGCACTATCCCAATGAGTTACCTTCGCAGATGAAATGCCGTCCAACACAGACTTATTGCTATGAGTATGCTTTGCTGATACCGCACCATCCCAAGCCGTCTGCTTTGTCGTTGTTGGAATTGAATATCCAGAAGCAAAAGTAACAGCAAATGTGCCGCTTGTTGTGATGGTCTTTGTTGCGCACGCCAAACCTGTAGGGAGGGTAAGAGCCACTGATGTAACAGTTCCCTTATTGGTAGTATAGCCCTTTGCATCAATCTCCGCTTTGGTATAATAGCTTGCGAGAGACTGATGAGCAGTCAGATACCCAGCATCGTTGGTAAGCTGGCTTACCTTCGTGATGCGGTCAGTGATTTCTGTCCACTTATGGGTATGCGCACTAGGTGTGAATGTTGATGGCTTACCCGTGATGTTATTCCAAGAGAGATTCAGACCGCCAAGTTCTGTGGCTATGTTGTCAATTCGGCTGCTGAGAGCCTTGATAGCATAGGCATTCGGAATACTAGTCAAGTCTGCATCCGTATAGCTTCCTTCTAAGATTCTCGCATAGCTGATTACGCTTGCAATCAAGCCGCCACCACCCGTGGTAGATGCTCCTGCTCCGTATGCCGTGATACCGCCTGTGGCATAGAGATTGCCATCAATTTTGATAGCCTTGTTTGTGGAATCATACGTGAGCTTAATGCCATGGAAGGAGATTGCGCCCTCGAAGGTAGCATCGCCCGATACACCAAGTTTAGAGAATGGTGCGTTTGGCTTCAGTGATACAAGGTCAGCAACGCTCGTTCCTGTACTTCCTGCCTTCCAAGTCGGCTCGAAGAAGGTGAGGTATGCGCCAAGATTCTTTTCGCTGATGATAAACGATGTAGGGTCTGCGTGAACCTTACCATCCGTTCCCCACCAGATTGCGCCATTAGCCATATAGCCGGAACCATCAAAACGGACGAGAGAGGTAGCTGCCTGTTTTGAATAATCTTCCTTCTTATCGAAGCCAACCACCTCACCATCGTTCATATATCCACCCCACCAGGTAGCAATGCCGTTTCCTTTCGCCGTCTTGTCAATAACACCATTAATTCCACTCTCCACCCGCTTGGTCTCAGGGTCACGCAGGGCGATGAGATTGGTAAGAATCAATCCGCCATTGATTTCCGTCTCCACACCATCGGCAAGCACTTTTTTCAGATATTGATAGGTAGACACATCACCGATGACTACACCGAGGTCGCCATATATCTTCCTAGTGATATATGCATTTGCCAAACCCAGCTTGTCATAGAAGGCAGAATATGCGCTTTGGAAGTTGGTGAACTTCGTTCCCACGGCTGAGACGATAGTAGCCTTGCCGTTGGTATCAGCCTTATTGTAATTTTTAGATATATCTGAGAGATACGTAACGAGTTCCGTCTTGGCTGTAGTGAGTGTTGCAAAAGCAGTTTTGAGGTCAGTGAGTTCCTTGGTGTTCTTCAGTACCTCTGCTTCCTTCACTTCATTGTAAGACTTCTGTGCTGCCGCAAAATCATCCTCAAGTCGCTTAGAATCCTGCGCCATTGCTGCAATCTCGGAAGGCTCTAGGTAGCCATCGGTAACATAATTATCGAATTCCTTCTTATTATCAGTGACCGTCTTTCCGAGGTTCTTAATGTCCGTCTGTGCGGTCAGTGCCGCCTTCTGAGCATCTTCTGCTGCCTTTTTGGCTGCGTTGGCAACGGTATCATCGGTGTATTTAGATGCTTTAATCCAATCACCGATGGCGAACTGAGAACCTGCCGCTTTGTTGGTCTGACAGCGCAATACCTCATTCTTGTAGGTACTGCCGTCAGAAGGATAAGTGGCATTAACCCATATATCGCCAACCTGATAAGGTGTCGTAGGCTGAACGCAGAACACCTTCATTTTCCCGTTTGCGGTCTCCTGTGCCATTCTTGCATCGGAAAGGGCTTTGGCGATGTCGGTATCTGTAATGATAGTCCACTTATAGGTGTTGCTATCCTTGGCAAAGCGGTATGCCTTGCCCGTCTTGTTGTCGTAGTAAAGGTCGCCAAGATGGATTTCTTTATCCTTATCGGTCTTCCAACTGATGGCTGGGGCATTCTCCAAGGTAGGCACACCCTCATAGAACCACGTTTCGATAGCACCATCCACCTGATTCTGCAAGTCGGCAATCTTCTTGAAATACTGAGACAATTCCTTGCCATCCACAGTGGATTTAGCGGAAATCTTACCCTTAACAGACACTTGCTTAGTGCTGCTATCATATCTGATATAAGAGCTGCCCTCATAGCCATTCTCCTTTGTAGGTCTATCACCTACATACATATCTCCGTAGACGTTGAAGAATGCCTTGTTATTCTGCTTATTCACACCATATTCCACGTACTCCCTATTGGCAAAGGAATAGCTGTTGATGCCGTGATAGAGGCTGATGGATGGCGAATAGGTATCTACCGCCGAGAAGATAAGGCAGTTCTGACGTTCTACATCGGTTCTATTACCGCACTGGTTGAGCACATCACCTTTAGCAGGTACGTTGCTTGCCGTAGCGCAATCGGTATCAGAGAGGTCGATATAATGATACTTCTTTCCTTCCAGCTCTACAGGGTCTTCATCACGACCGATTACCAATCGCCAATAGAAGTGATTGCCAGCCTTGTGATAAGTGCCCTTGCGAACATTGAATGATTCCGAGCGCACTTGGTCGTTAACCGCGAAGTCGTTATCTACCTCATCACCATCCTGCTCTGCTAAGAAATAGCAACGATAAGCCTTCTGTGACACATTATTATATGTCACAGTAACCTCTTCTACCTTATGAGCCACCACACCGCCAGCAGGAGAGATTATCTCCTTACCGCCAATGGTGGATGTTTTATTGATGACCAGCTCCTCGAAGATAGCCTTCATTCTTACCTCCAAGTAATCTGTGATGAGGTGCGAGCGACCTTCTGCGTCTGGAGTCCACGAGCCTCCACCGACAAGCATTCCCTGCAAGAACTTCTGCACCTTTTCCCAAGTGATAGTTCCTTTTGCGGTATCATCGTTTATCTTTGAGATGAAGTGCTTACTTCCCTCTGTCGCAACCTGATTCTTGACCTGTGTAGTTGTCAAGCCTGCACCTGTTCCGCCATTTCCACTTTGGAGCGACGATATCTGTTGCTGAATTTTCTGGATAGTTCCAACCTCCTTATCCTCGCGAAGAGTTATATCGTAGGTAGGAATCTTACCATCTTCTTCCTTGATTGTGAGCTGATCTATGGATATTACACCGCCAATTCTGAGGTCAGTATCCTCAAACTCCATCAAGTCTCCGGCTTTGAGCGTATCATGAAGACTCTTGATAACTCCTGTAGTATCCTTTTCAGCAAGATCATGCTGTCTTGCCATGAAAATCTCATCAACCTTAGGCTGATAGACGTACCTTGTGTAGTCGTTCTTGTCAATGAATGCTATGGCGTATTTAAGGAGCTTCAGAGACGCAGCATTGACATACGAATCAGGAAGTGTGATGCCGGTAAGAACGAAATGGTCGCCTTTCTTGATAGGGTAGTCCTTGTATGGAAACCAAAGCTCAAGAGCGTCGTCCTTTACTCTTTCAATAGTAAGTCTCCATCTTCCATCAATCTTGGTTGAGGATGCTACCTTGAATGTTCGTCCGCCACACATACCATCCTTCATCGAGATGGAGAAGTCGTCATCCTTTAAGTCGTTGATATCAAAGTCGATAGCCTTTTTAAGATAGATATCAACATTCTTTACGGTTTCATTATCGCCAAATCTTCCGTCATCATCAGGAGCCACACCCTCGTCAATCTCATCAACACGTACACCACCGATTTCCATCTCTTCGATAGTAGGGTAGATTTCAATAACTCCATTTGTCTTATCATCAGTCTCAAAGAACTGCGATGCAGAACGAAGACCAATCTGCTCGATGTTGATAGAATCGATGTATGGCCTGTGCGGATCTGTGGAGAATTTGTGCTGTCTCCCGGTAGGATTCACGTACTTCTTCTCTTCATTCGTGAGTGTGTTATAGAAATCACTCAGCGATACATGAGGGAATCCAGGCAACATAAGTCTGTTGATGGACATGTTGTTCGGAAGATTCTTTGCGTACTCCTTCATGGACGAAGGAACATTTTTCTTGTTGAGGCCCGATGTGATATACATCTTTGTATTTCCGGCCTTGACCTGCGCAATAAACGCATCAAGCTTCTCCTTTGACTCCTCATCTCCGGTGTCAGTCTGTGTTCCCTTCAGCTCAGAATAGAATCTACATTTTTTAGAGCCGTATCCCTGTGTTACATAACCGGTAATCTCAGTCTTGAAATCAAATGTAACCTTAAGTACCCAACCGGAAGACTGCTCGCCAGTTTCTGGAGAAACAATATACTTTCTCGGATTCTTGAAATATGTCTCTATATAATCGAGGTCCAGTTCAAGTTCAACATTCGTGCTGGCTCCGACGACTTTCGTGATGTTCGCCACGTACTTGACACCGAGGTCCGCATAGTAGTGGGAAGGAAGATTCTTCTCGGAACCATAGGCTCTCAATCTCGTAACGACACTCTGATCGGAATCAGCGTTCTGAACAATCTCATATAATCCATTACCGAGGCCATACTTGAAGATATGGTTTGCCTGTATTCCGGTAGTACCGACATAGATGTTTCTTCCTCTGACGATGAAGTTTATGTCCCACTTCTCGTTCACAAGCGCAAGGGCCTGCCAACAGGTCTGCGAATCCACTGTAATGGACATCGATTCGATGACGTTATCGTCGGTTTTCTCACCATAAACCGACAACCACTCACTTTCAAGGGCTCCACGCTGAACGGAACGGTCCTTGTTTCGGGAGTAAATCTTCCAAAGACCTGCACCAATCTGCTCGTTTAAGCATGCCTGGATTCTGTCTAGCAAATCATCCAAAGTCTGTACATAGAATGGGAATTTCGGCAGGGCAGTGTAGTGAAGCTCGTTATCGTTCAATACCACATCGAGGAACTCTGCCCTGGCAAGCTCATCCTGCAATGCATTGAACTTTACGCTGTCATATACGAAGCCCTCACCGTAGGTGTCAGGTCTTGCCTGCTTATCTTTGCCCGGCTCGTAGTTGAGCTCGAATCGCTCGCCACGATAGACAATATAGTCGCCTATCTGAAAGTTGATAGGCACTTCATGCTTGATGTTGATAGTCAAAAAGCACTCACCCATCCAGGAATCAGAGTACTCCAATCCATGAACGGTTATCTGCTCTCCGTTAACGTCTGTCAGCTTCGAGCCATCCTTATGATAAATATTCCAAGCGCTCATCTGTATGCTATACTAAATTTGAAATATTGCCCTGTGTATCCTTAATCGGCTTAATATCAGTAACAGGGTCGTTAAACTTGAAAGTAATAGAGAGGACTAGCAAGTCCTCGTTATCCGGATCCCTATATAGGTTTGGATCAATATCCTTAAGTCTTACATGCTGTCTTCCGATTCTATTGAAGTCGCAATACATCTTCATCATGCCTGACTTGCGGATGTAATCAATAAAAGCCTTACATTTCTCGTTAGCGCCGAAAGCCTCGCCGTGGAACATAAACTTAACCTTATTCTCGTAGGCTGCCATATAAAGTCCATCCTTTCCGATATATTCGTCATCACCATGCTCATCGTGCCACTCCCTTTTCGGTGGTTCCTTGACAGAATCACAAGGCTTGAACGGACTCTCGCTAACGTACATACCGAAGTCGGCGATGGAGTCCTTCACCTCGTTCCCATCGCCTTCCTTCTGCATGTATATCCTGAAATAATCTTTCATACCTTAATCAACTTTTTATAAATGCAAATATACAAAATATCGCATAAATATGCAAGCAATACACGTATAAATATGCGTTAATTGAACTTAAAATCGTGTCTATCCCTGATATTGACTGGTCCGGTAGCTTTCACGACTGTTCCTCCGTATTGGTAGACGAAGCACTTTGCGGTATCTTCGCATTCAACATGAAGCTCCGCACCATCTAACAGATTGACAAACACCCTGGAGAATCCCTTAACCTTCAGGTAAAGTGAAGAGTTGTGCCTTACGTATATCTCTCCACTGTCCATCCAGTCATAGTTGATGTTTGCTACACACTCTCCATTGAGGATGACAATCTTTGGGTTTTGCAGGTCAACGTTCTCGTCAACATACACACCATGATCATGAATGACATCACCAAAGTACTTCTTCATATCCTTGGTCGAAGGCCAGTTCTTTCCGATACAGAAGTCGATACCCTTAACAAACTTCTCGACCATCTCATGCTTGGATGAGTTGTCATGCCACTCGGCGGTCCACTGAGCGCAAAGACCCAGTGAAACCGCCTCGTTCTTCATTCTGTCTGATAAATTTCTTTTTTCAAACATAATTATTTCATTTTTAAAGATTTCGTACCATTGATAACTCTGTTGAAGTTATCGTTATACTCAATGAAAATTTTCTCGATTCTCTCTGCTGCATCTGCATTGCGCAAGGTATTCCGAGCAATAAGGTTGAGCTGCGTGAGCTGAGATTTTGAAATCTCGCTCATCTCAGGAAGGAACTTGCCCTGCATTTCCCTAATTACAGAGACATCAAGTCTAATCGCGTTAAGATAGGATGCAAAAAGATCACCTGTCTCCTCGGTAATGCCTTTTGTCGAGTTGGTCAAAGAGGAACTTCCGTTTTCTCTCAAATCAAGTCCCTTTTCCTTTAGAGCATCGAAGATACCGGTTAACTGAGGAACTACATTTTCGCCAACTTGGTAGAGCTTGTCCGCAAAATCGTCCATGTCGGTCTCATCAAGTTTACCCTTTTCATCAAGGATACCTGTAAGCCATTCGAGAGGTTTTTCAAGTGCCTTCTCCATGATTTTCTGAGATACAATATTCTTCGTAACTTCGCGAACCATTTCCTTGACCTTATTCTTGTAAGCCTCAACCGCATCTTCCCCCTTAGTCCATGCGCTCACAACAGTATCAGTCAGCTGATTTCCCCAGCTCTTCATATCGATAGAGTAAACGTCTTTAAGGAAGTCCTGTGCGAACGTCTTAATCTGCAACTGCATCTCCTTGATTTGCTGGTCGTAGTCAGCAATCTTATCCTTGTCCGTCTTTTTCTTATCCTCCTCAGCTTGTCTCTGCTTTCTCAACTCGTCTTCCTGAGCGTGGAGTAGGGCGAGCTGATCTGCGTATGCGGAAGGATTCGTCTCTGTCTTCATTACAGCGTCATAAGTCTCCTTGCTGTAGTGACTGAAGTTGCGTCCTCCAAAGAAATTCTTTCCAAAATCGGTCTTAGAGAAGGCATCCCAAGCCTTATAGTCATTCTTGACATCGTTGAGCTTTTTATTCGCATCAGAAGACCTATCGTAAGAATAGATTCCACCGAGTGTCTTTTCAATAACGGAACTGATATTGCTGGACAGGTTCTTCAGCTCATTCAGCTGTCTCTCTGCAAGCTTTATCTGTCTGTCGAGCTTGGCGTCGTGAGCCTTAGCAAAGGCTTTGATAGGAGAGGTAAATATGCCCGTGACACCTGCAAGGATTCCACCAACGTTGCCGGACTCTGCGCTTGTTACCACCTTTGACAGCGAACTTGACATGCCAGAGAATGTCTCGAAGAACGCAGAAGCGTCCTGCCATCCATCAGACTCAGTGTCAGCTCCGAGAAGGGAAGCAGTCTCTTTGATGTCATTGAATGCTTCACTCATTCCCTGGACATTCTGGTCGATAATACTTACTACGTTAGCAAACTTATCAAGAGACTCCTTTGCTTTTGTTCCATCCTTAAACAGAATCTCAGCAGCTTTCATCATAGCCTTTCCGCTGGCAATCATGCTGTCACCACGCCCGATCAAGTTTTCGTCTCCCATTTTGAGACCAAGTTCACGAACCTTCTTTCCTTCAGCAATTTTACTTGCTGCGATGGTCATCTGCTCGCTGGCATCAGAAATCTTCTGCTCGGCCATTCCCTTCAGACCACCATTGAGGAATGTCTTTCTTGGGTTCGTCAGCTTCGATAACTGCTCATCAAGCTGCTTGATTTCCTTGGCGTACTCTCTAGCATCAATAGCTCCGCTTTGTAGAGCCTCATTGATATTCTGCCTGATTCTTGCTCCGATAGTCTGAGCCTTATCCATACCGAGAGACACGATGGCTCCGTAGAAGTTGAGATAATCAGAAGAGTTCTTGAACTTGTCAAGTTTAACCTGACCAATCTCCTTGTCTCTCTGAATCTCATATCTCGCCTTGATACCAGGATCATTCGTCTTGCTGATAAGCTCGTTGTATCTCTCCCTTATCTTCAAGATTTTATCCTCATAATCTTCTGTCTTCTCGATGATGTCGGCGGCATTCTGCAAAGACTTAACGTAATTACCACGGAGTAGTTCTGTAATCTTCTTCCACTCTTCGTACTGATTTGGCAGCTTAAGCTTTTCCTTAGCTTCACCATCCGTCATATTGAGAGAGTTCTGAAGATTAAATATCTCATGGTAGTTAGCGTAATACTCGTCCATAAGAGATTTAGTCTTGTCATCCATCTGAAAAGCGTCAACCCATGCGGACTCAGCAAAGAACTTGCTGCCTGTCTTTTCGAGAAGACTCTTGTACAAATCCCAACGTTCTGACAGCTTGTTCATGGACTCATTGAAGTCAGCTGCCTTTCTCTCGTACTCCTTCTTGTCCTTCTCGTCGAAGAGCCACTCTGCAACCTCGCGATAGATAGAAGTCTGGAACTTCTTTCTCTCGGTGGTGTTTATACTGAATCCTTCAAGGAGAGAATGGACAGCCTTCTGATAGTCGTCAAGATTAAGACCGGTAACCTCTGGGAAGAGATTGTAAGTCTTCTTCTTTGCCTCTTCATCAGACATTATGCTCTTGTACTTCTGGTACATCTGCCTTGCCGACTTAAGACTGCTTAGACGCTCCTGTAAACGCTTGAGCTCTATATCTTCTTTGCGACCTGAATTCCTGTTTCTTCCTTTCGGAACCTTATTGGACTTTTTGTCTTGCGGATAGAATTTATAGCCGAGACCTTCCCATGCCGCCTGATTCAAGCTATTGTAGCTTTCCCAAGCCTCATCTCGAAGTGCCTTAGATATCTTGCCGCGTTTAAACTTGTTCTCGCGGTTCTTATACTCGTTGTACCTGTTCTGCAACTCTGTTTGCAGGTTATTATCCGTATTGTAGTCGGAAGTTTCGTCAAGATAAGAATCGAGCATAGTCGCCTGTGTTTCTACCCTCGCTTTACTCTTTCCTGTCTTGGATAAATTTCTGCGGACTCTTTGCTGCATAGGCGTCTTTGGTTTCTCGACCTTGCCGCCACCTGCTTTCTTTGGCTGTTTTGCACCAGCCTCCTGATAGAAGATAGACTTCAAGTACTCACGAATCTGAGGAACATTCACCTTGCACGCATCGAGCATTCTTTCTATCATGCTCGCAAAGCGTGAAGAATTCCTGTTGCACCACTTCGAGAAATCTACACCGAACAGGTTGAAGGACTTCTTAAGGAAGTTAATGATCCTAGGAATATTCTTCTTAGCGATTTCATTTATCTGATCACTAACCTTGTTTGCCCTTATTCCTATTTTGTAAATGCTATTTGCAATATCATTGCTTCCGTTACTTGACTTCAAAACGAAAGAATCCCAATTTGCGCCTCCTCTTTCTGCAAGAATACGAATCTTCTCATCGAGAGACATGGCTCTTTCCTCTGGTTTCAGGAACTGATTAGCAACGCTATCCATTCTCGACTTTGTATCTTCGTCAAGTCCAGATAAAAGCGTTTGGTACTTGATAACCGCCTCGTTGAGGTCTTCGACAGCATCCTCCATCGTGTCTGCAAAAGGATTACCGGAACCCCAACCACCTGAAGCTCCAAGTGCTCCAGCAACAACATCCGAGTCGTTTGCTTCCTGCTGTGAGTTGTCACGAGCGGCGACTATTCCCTTATTGAGAATATCATACTGCTCGTTAAGATTCTTCGCCCTTGCAATTTGATCTTCTATAGTTTGGGTATAATCTCCGCTATTTTGAAGGAGTTCCTTCATCGAGTTTACCCGCTGCTGCAAGTCAGCACTGTTTGTAGGCTTCTCGTTCGAGAGTTCATCCTCGTAGCTCTTCTTTTTGTTGTATGCAGAATCCCTGAATCCCTTCGCATTCTCGGAAATTCTATCCATATCACTGCTATAGCTGGAGAATATCTGAACAGCTGCCCCGATAGCAAGACCCCACCATCCGCCAAGCATAGTAAACAGAGATTTGATACCTCCTCCAATCTTGGAGATACCCATATTCATTACGGCAGCAAACCTTGTTCCTCCGAGTATAATCTGCTCCTGTCTTGCTGTAATCTGTCCCATCACCGCAAGCTGACTAACAAGCTCTTTGGTTATAAGACCTTCCTTGACCGCTTTTTGCATTTGAAGAACAGACATCTTCCCTTCAAGTGCAAGACGAGACATAGCATTCGCCCTTGAAGCGGTATCAGACAGCAAGTATGCCCTTGCCTGTACATTCTGCAACGCCTTCTGTTGAGTAATCTTACCTTCTGTGACAAGTTGCTGCTGTTCGATAGCGTAAGTCCTCAGCTGAGCGTTCATCTGCTGAGTGTAGTTCTTGTTTATTGAGCCTAATCCGAGCTTACCGGAAGCCATCAGTCCGAGTTTCCTTGCAGCAAATATAGCTCCGAAAGAAAGCATAGCAGGGGACAGTTTATCAAGAGCTAATACTAAGTCTGTTACTCGGTTAATAATAAACGAGAACGTACCGCCTATGACATTCTTTCCTTCTGCAAATTTACCGAGAATAATATCCCACGCGTCGATAAACTTATTCCAGCGACCAAGCAGTGTTTCGGACAACACGAGCTGCATATTGTAGAACTGGCCACCCTCATCAGTCATTTTCCACAGTACCTTCTGAACATCCTCGAAGCTTACCTGTCTTCCGGAAATCATCTTCTTGACATCTGCCTGGGTATAATTCTTGCGCCCGTTCTTTCCTTCAGAATTATATAATTCCGTTATCTTCTGCAAGAGTGGGAGTCCTGCGTAAGCAAACTGGCGTAACTCCTTACCATCGAGCCAAGAACGAGCCTTTACCTGGCCGAACGCAAGACCCAATCGTCCGAAGTCTACACCAAGACCAGATGCTATATCCGCAAGTCGCTTAGTTGTATCGTACAAGTCGTTTGCCTCTACTCCGAATGCGGCCAACTGCTTGACATCTCGGTTCAGCTCTCCAAACTTGAATGGAGACTGCAACGCAAGCTGCTGTGTCTGAGCGAACAGCTCGTCAGCCTTCTGTACATCACCAAGGATGGAGCGTAACGCAACATGCTGCTGAACAATCTCACCACCTGTCTGTACGATTGAATTAAAGAATTGCTGCGCGCCAAAGACAATACCTCCCTGCAAGAAGAGAGACTTGATGTCTCCGACTATGGATTGCATCTTCTTCGCTTCAGCGTTTGCTCCGGCGAATGCTGCTGCGAGATCGTTTCGTGCCTTTGCGGCAGACTGAGCAATCTCCTGCTGACGTTTCTGTTCAAGTTCAACACCTCTCTGAACCTCTTGGTTTATTGCCTTTTGGTCTTGAAGTATCCTCGATGCTAAAGTGGTATCGTGTCCACTACCAATGTTGCCAAGCATACCTAGGCCTTCTCTCCAATTCTCCGAATTGAGCCTGTCTTTGATGGTTCTAAGATTTCTCATTAAAGAAAGGAGCCTGCTAATCTCAGCTTCCGCTTTACTAACATCTGCTCCGACAGAAATTCCTCGGCTGTATTCAGAGCGAAGCTGGCGAACCTTATTGCCGAGAGAATCATACCGACGCTCCGTGTTCTTCAAATCATTCTGGCGTTGCCTCTCTGCCTCTTTTGCCTCGCGTGCCGCGTCTTTTATAACCTTTGCATAAGTATTTGCTTTATCTATAGCATTAAGATACCCGGAACTCTTTACGACATCAGTTGCTGTGAGTCCTGTGATAGGATGAATACCTCTGTTATTCCTGATCTGTTCTAACTCAGTTCTGTATTTAGACAGCTCTGACAACGACTGACGTATGTTGTTCGTTGAATCGACGCCAAACATCTGTATTCCTTCACCATGGCGTTTGTTGATTTCGTCAATAATAGAAGATAACTTATAAAGTTCTCTCTCTGCCTTGTTTGCCTCAGTTGCAACGCTGTTAGGAAATATGTTGAATCCAGCACCTTCCTTGGACACCTCTCCGAGTATGCGGCCTATTTTGTACAATCCGTCCTGGACAGACTCCAACTGCTGGAGTTTTTTCGAACTGAAGAAATCTTCGCTTGAAAATACGCCAATATTACGACGTAATTCTTTAACGAAGTTGTTTAGCTTTTCAAAACTACGACCTCCCTTATCTCCAATACCTTTTGTTGCTTCGGATATTGCTTCCAAAGCATTCTGTGCCTGCTTACCAGTAGAATCAACCTTGTTTAATTCTCTGATAATCTTTTTGGTTTCCTCTTCAATTCTCGATTTTAGAGTGAGCGAGAAACTGAGGTCTCCCATATTTCCACCTGCCATATCCTGAATATTTTTAAATTAGAGTTTATTGTTTAAGTAATCTGGAAGATTTATCTTCTTGCCAACAAGACTTCCTTCTTTCTTCTTTTTCTCCATCCACCTGTCGTAGAGGTCATCCATCTCCTTCTTGGTGTGATTCTTTGGACCACCTTCCTTTTTGGTCTTTGGATAGACGACAAGAGGCTGGTCTGCAACCATGAGGTCAATCTGCGCCGATGAATAGCCCCACCAGTAGTCGTAGGCTGCGATGAAGTACTTGCGCTGAAAGAGGAAACCGAACTTCTCCGCTAGTGAGAAGGCTGCTCCCCAGCTTGTTCTGCTTGGATAGCTTTTGCTTCGCTCCTCGTCATCGTCATCATCACATCCGTCATCCCGGTCGCTAATATGGTAGCCAGTGAGAATGCGTTCGATGGAATTTTTTTTTTAGAAACATCGAGGACTCTCAGCACATCGGCTATATCCACATCCTTGATGTAGTAGAGCCAGCGCCAGTAGATCCAATACAGGAATCGTATCTTCCAAATGTTGTTGAGGAGAATGCAGACACAAATCTTGACGTTGCGTTTCCATTCGTTCTTCTCCTTTGCCCGGATATGGGAACACTTGCTCATTGTTCCCTTGCGAAGCCAACCGAGCTTGTGCTTCTTTCCTCTGAACACGAACTCGGTAGGCTCGTCGTGCAGCACGCTGTCAAGCAACTCCTGCAAGTCCACTGAAGGCTGCTCTATTTTCTTTTCTTCTGCCATGATTGTATGCTATTAAATGAAGAAGGGCGGCACGGCTGTTGATTAGCCTGCCGCCCAACGGTTTGTTATCCTGAATCTAATTACCTAAAGAAGCCTTTATTTGATTAACCGCCAATGCCTGGTTCACCAGTAGCTGGAGCCTTAGTAAGCCAAGCGATGCTACGCTTACCTGCACCCTCGATGGAGCCGGAGAACTTGAATGCAACTGGCTCAGTACCGGAGTTGTCCCACTGCAATGTAGCGTAGAGAGCGATGTTGGTAATAACCATGAGGTTCTCCTTCTCGTCGTCAACGATAACGATAGTGCCCTTGATCTTGAACTTCTTAGGCTCAACAGCGATACCTGTAAAGCCGGTAGTAGCGTCGAGGGTAGCGTCACCTGTACCCTTCAGAGTAACTTTGGTCAGCTCTGTGATAGCATCCTCGCCGAACATAATTGTCAGCAAGTCCTTTGCCTTTGAAGGAACAACGAACTCTACGTTGAAGTCGCCGAGCTCTGCGGTAGTTGCCCAGTCGCCTGCAAGACCGATAACCTTGTAGTGGTTGATGGTTGGGTCATCCATAGTCGCCTTCAGCGAGTCAACGGTAACCGGAAGCTCAACCTCTGGGGTGATGTCAACTGTAGCCTTGCTCAAATCGGTAATAGCCTTTGAGTAGAGCAGAGTTTTAGGACCATTGAAAATGTCCTTCATCTTGTCAATAGTTGTCATAGCCATAATCTAAAATATTTTAAATTGTTATACCTTAATACTTATTTCGTGCGTAACCTTCCCTGTATGATTGTTACGGAAAAACCTGCGCCATCGTCTGTCTGTAGTGTTATACGAGGATTGGAAACAATGAGATTTTTTGTGGAGATTGGAAATCTGTCCATAATCTCCTGGACTTTCTCGTCAACGCTAGAAACATCAAATGTGTTTGGATTTCTTGCTGAAGCTTTATCGCGCACATACAATTCGATTTGAGCTGTAGTGGTGAAATCATTGTAAACTCCACTTGAGTTCATCTCGTTATTGTAGATACTAGATGGAAAGTATACCACGATGTAGCTGTTGATTTTCGTATCAACTGCTTTTGGTCGGCTCCGGGAGTAGAGCTTGTCACAAATCCCCTTCATTGCATTGCCGACATCGAAATATAGAGTCTTAATACTAACCATATCTTACATCGTTCTAAAGTATCTAACCAAATATTCTCTAAGAGAGGTAATCACGTCGTGGCCTCTCTTAACCTCGACAAACTTAGCGTAATCCACACCGGCAACAAGGAGCATCTGCCATGTAGCATCGTACTTTCCTTTGTTGTGCTCCCTGGAAACAAGTTCATCCCACGCCGCATTTGGACCATATTCACCACCTTCTCCGTATTCACCCTTGTAAGGTCTCCGTCCGCTGTCTTTGAAGGAGAATGAACTGCGATAATACTTATCGAGGTTGTATCTCTCTCCGGCAGCAAGGGTTACTCGGGTTGGCTCTGGGCCTGGAGCATAATGAATCGACTGCAATGAGCCGTTGTAATATGTACCGATGGCTGTTGACTTGTACAAGTTACCGGTTACGTCATCATAGTTTCGAGACTTGTCAGCAGCCTTCATTGTCATTTCAGCCGCATGGTCCATCTTCTGCTGCATCTTTGCTACAGCCATCTGACGGATTTTCTTCTCGACCTGTAAAAACTGACCTGATAAACTTGTCATAATCTAAACCCTTGTCAAATTCCAATACACAACAGTCCTGTTATTATCCGGCTCGCAGTCCTTTACAATACCTACCTCGGTATTGTTGCCGACAGTTGAGTAGATGGTGTCGCCGTCAAGAGGACATCTGTCAGCATCCCATTCGTCATATCTGACCGGAATCGATGCCTTCCTCTTGTTCTGGTCGACATTCTTGTCTCCCTCTGTAGTGGTATCGGTGTAGCTGCGGCCTTCGCCATAATAGAGAATAATTTCCTTGTCCTCACCAACTGGAGCATCATCATCGGCAAATGGGTCATCAGGGTCGGCTTTTCCGACGACCTTCCTCACGATCTTGATGATGTGAGGGTATCTTGGGTTTCTGATGTTTTCCTTTTCCATACGCCTTATTTGATGATGTGAGGGAGAGGTTCTCCCCAAGGAGAATAATTCGCCCTCTTTACTCCGTGGGAGGTCACCCGGAAGGTGGACTTCTTCTTGAGCATCGAATCAGGCTCCAGCTCTGCATAGATAGCGTTAGCCTCTGCCTTCATCTCGCTCCTGTCGTTGTCCGACATATCATAGCCACCTCCCGAATGAGTCCATCCGTTATCGGAATCGGAGGTGTTGTTCACCTTGCTCGGACCAAGAACAAACCATTTCAGCATGTCGGCATAGGCAAGTCTCACCTTGTCCTTGTCGCAGGCTTCGAGGTCGATGCCATTTTCGAGCTCCCTGTCGTGCATGATGCCCAGCAGAGCCTTCATCGGCATCTCGAACTTCACCTTATTAATAAGGTAGTCGTTCACAGTGTAAATGTTCATCTCCGAATCCATAGTCATACAATCTAGTTACGTTAAAGAATTAACCCTTCTTGGTAATGTCGATAATCCAACGGTAAGGAGAATCGAGCATGGCAGGAACAGAAGCGAGGAACAAGTCTGTTTTGAACTCCTGGTAGAGACCGTTCGCGGTAATCATGTTACGCAGCAAGCCAAGCTTGTTGTTGGTCTGCGCCCAAGCCACATCAATGAGCTTGTTGCCAAGGGTGTCAAAGATACGCTTGTCAAGGATCTCCTTACGCATGAAACGCAAAGGCTTGCCAGCAGGACGAAGAACAACTGTTCCGTCTGCCCAACCACGAATCTCTGTAACTGTGCCATCGAAGCGCTTGTTGTGCTCAACCTCATCGACAATCTCGATAGGAGAAAGACCGTTGAGGTCAACAACAGACTTCAAGAACATTGCGTTGTTTGGACCGTAGTTCTGCAAAACTGCCACAAAGTTAGCGTTCGCCCAGCTCTTGTACAACTCAGCAATCTGCTTGTTCTTCAAGAATACGTTATTGTAGTCGTTCTTGGTCATCTGCCATACGAGAGGTACACTGCGGTACTCGATGTTCTCCTTGCGCCAATCCTCCTCAAACTTGCGCATCTGCTCAAGCAAGTCGCAGTTTGGATCGTTCCAGGCAAGCGTACCCGCCTTTTTGAAGTTCTCCTTTGGAACCTTTGCGTCATACAGAGGCTCCTGGATACCACGACCAATCTTGTCGTAGTCGATGAAACCTGTCGAACTCAACTGGGCTGACATGTAGGTCATAGTCATGTCGAGTGAGTCGTACAATACCTGTACCTTGTCGAGGTAAGCATCAACCAGGTCAGCGTCGTTGCCGAACTCATCCTGGAGAAGCTTCATCTTGTGGTAACGCTCTGTCGCAGTCTCACGGAAGCCGTCAGCTGCGAAGTCTGGAATTGAAGCGGTGTACCACTCAATACCCTCATGGTCGTTCTGATAGCCCTCGCCGAGAGGAGCACGGAGGTTCATCAAGGTTGCAGGGTTCAATGTACGTGTGCGAACCTTGAAGGTTGCATCACCATTGTTAGATGTAGGGGTGAGATCTGGATCAATGTCACCCTGTGTCAGATACCAGCCGTTGTTACAGCGAAGTACGCCGTCACGATTGACGAACTTCTGAAGGTAAGTGTTGTTACCCTTACCAGTGAAGAACTTCGCAAGCTGCTCGACACCAATATCAATTTTTGCCATAATCCTGAATCAATCTTTTTACGTTATACAATAGGTTAAATGTGCCAGAACTCTGGGTAGAGTGACTTGTTCATCGCCTTAACAGCAGGAGGAACAGGACCCATGCGGTCAAGCCACATAACGCAGTCTGGATTCAACATACAGAAGTTGACGTTTGTACGAGGCTTGTGATACTTGTCGCCGCCGGCATCGAAATAAGGGAAATCGTTGTCGCTCGGAGCGAAGCAGTTAGGGTTAGTCACCATCGGCAATACGGAATCACCGGCACTAGCAGCCTCAACCAATACGTCACCTACCTTCAATGCGCCGAGGGCAGCAGAAAGAGTAACCTTCCAAACGTCACCTGCGGCGTCATCGGTAGTAGCCTCAACTGCTGAAACAGTCACGCCCTTTGCCTTGGTCTTGAAGTCCTTCTGGCCGATCATGATGGTGTCGCCAGGGAACGGGATGTGGACGAAACCATTACGAACGATATAAATGTCTGTGTCTGTAGCCGCAGCAGTGGCCTTTGCCACGCCGTAAGCTTTCAGAATCTTGATGGTAGCACCAGGACCCTCGTTGCCAGCTGTAAAGCCGAGGTCGTGCTCAATCAAGTCGCCGGCATAAATCTTAGCCTGACCCTTGAATGGGTTGACGAGCTTACCACCAATAGGTGGGTGAACGAAGGCATTCTTGATAAGTGCCTCAAGACCGGCAAACACGTATCGGGTTCCGCCGATCTTACCTTCTGTCTGAACGATGGTTGCGCCGTGGTTAAGCATACCACGAGTACCCATCTGTTCCATGTAGGAAATAGAAGTGTTGTCCATAATCTTTTTACCTTTTTAAAATTGTTATCCTGAAATTACTTCTTGTCTCCACCGCCGAATCTCTTCTTTCGACGCTCGGCCACTTCTTCCATAAACTTGTCATCATCTGTGGACGTGCCTCCGCTAGACGTGCGACTGCCTTTTGCAGGAATACCGTTTTCTCCGGTAGCCTCCTTGTACTCTGCGGTGTAGATTTTCTCAGCCTTAGAAACCAGGTCGTCGATGTCGACATCTTCGTCCGGAATCTCCAGCTTTGCGATTGCAGCATTGAGGAAGTAGTTCTTCATTTCAAGGTTTGCCTTGTCGAACTTATCCTTCAAACCTGCCTTTACTGACTCGATGGTTGCCTTCCTTGCAGCCTTCTTGTCTCTTTCTGCGTTAGCCTTTTCGAGAGCTTCAAGTTTCTCAAGCAGCTTGGAGTATTTGTCGTCAGGATCGTCACCCTTTTTAGCCTCCTTGCGCTTACGCTCCTCTTCCTCTTCCTTCTTCTTGCGTTCAGCTTCCTCCTTGCTCTTCTTTACCTCGTCAGAGATATTCTTGTGCAAGTTGCCGTTGATACGCTTCAGACGGTTTGCTAACTTGGTAACCAACTTGGAATTTGCTTCCTCGTCATCACCGAAATCTTCCAAAACATCATCAAGTTCCTCATCGATGGTCTTTTGGCTAAGTTCTTTGAACTTGGTGGTATCAACCTCCTTGTTCACTAATGCTAAGAGTTCCTCTCTTGTCATGTTGTTTTTTGATTAAAAATGTTATCCCGAAAGTGGTCCCTCCACCTCGAAAACGTATAAATATACCTTTTATTTTGCAAATATATGAATAAATATGCAATTATCAAAGAAAAATTGTATATTTTTGCAGTATTAAATGTATATTTATGCAGAAAGATGTGTTTTCAGGATTAAAATTGGATAACGGAGAGCCTATTTACACTCAAGAGTATATCCAATCATTAAGAGACGCCGACAAGAAGCATCCCGACAAGCTGAAGATTATAGCTCAGCGTGGCGGTCAGGAACGCATGCTGTCTATAGACGCTGATATTAAGATAGTTGGCGGTTCGCGAGGCGGCTCAAAATCGTTCTCTTCCCTAATGGAAGTTCTGAAGGATATTAAAAATCCAGATTTTCATGCAACAATTCTTCGTAACGAAAAAGACGACTTACAGTCCTTAGTGACAGACTCTTATAAATTGTTCTCCCAATTTGGAACTTACAATAAGTCACAAAATGATATGACCTGGAACTTCGATAACGGAGGATGGCTCAAATTCTCGTACTATGCTGGAGCCTATCAGGACTTCAAGACACGATTCCAGGGTCGCCAGTATGCCTACGTTTGCATCGATGAGGGTACTCAGTGCCCATACAAGAAGTTCAAGTACCTCTTGACCAACAACCGAAATGCAGCGCATATCCGAAACCGCTTCTGGATTACCTGTAACCCAGACCCGGAATCTTGGGTGAGAAAGTTCATTGACTGGTGGGTTGACGAGAACGGCTACATCATACCGGAACGGGACGGAGTTATACGATACTGTTTCATGGACGGAGATACGCCTGACTCAATCTACTGGGGTAACACGAGAGAAGAGGTGTACGAGCAGTGCAAGGGCATTATTGATAGCCTTTGGAAGGACAGCTATGAGGAACTTGGTTATACAAAGCTCGAAATGTTCATCAAGTCGGCAACATTCGTTCGCGCTGACGTATCAGAGAACATTAAGCTTATCTCTACCGATGCCTCATATCTCGCCAACCTTGCCCAACAGGACGAGGAACAGCGTATGCGAGACCTGGAGGCCAACTGGAACTGGAAAGCTGCCGGCGATGACATGATCAAGATGGAAGACCTTGATGAAATCTACGACAATGCAGAACAGATAGGAGATGGAAAACGCAGAGCTTCTGCCGATATCGCATTCACCGGAGGCGATAACTTCGTAATGTGGCTTTGGGAAGGATGGCATTGTAAAGACTTGGTTGTTTTGAGGCTGGACCCTAAGACACTCGTTTCTGTAGTTGAGGCCAAGCTGAGAGAGTGGGGTGTCGAGGAATGTAACTTCACTTACGATATGCAGGGAATCGGTCAGTACTTCAAGGGATTCTTCAAGGATGCCGTCCCATTCAACAACCAGGCAGCACCTATCGCTAGGAATCATCAGGAAGAAGAAGGAATCAAATACCTCTATAAGGATTTGAAGTCTCAGTGCGCATGGTTATTCTATAAGATGATAAAAGAGAAGCAGATTTCCATCGACTCGGCCCTGCTTGAAAGAAAGTATTCAGGAAACGGATTTGACAAGGTTCCTCTCAGACAGATTCTTCAGAAGGAGCGTAAGATGCTCAGACGTGACGAGAATAGCGATGATAGGGGATTCAAGCTATTACCTAAGAAGATTGCCAAGAAATATGTCGGGCACTCGCCTGACTTCTTTGAATCTTGGTTCTACGTAATGATATTCAGTTTAACAAAAAAGAAAAATAAAAAGGTAAAAGGATTATGGATGCTATCAAGGTAACAAATTTCAGAAAGATTCTCGTAAAGAAGCCTTTCTTTGAACTCACGCCAAAGGGGTACATGACCCACGATGGCTATTGCAGGAACGAGGTGTCCGATAATGAAGACCCTCAGATGCCGCAAGATACATTGTACAGAGTGATTAAGACTCAGAAGGACTTCCTTCGTGAGTTCTATCCTACGTCCCACAAAATCTTCGACAAGGATCTCTACCCTGACATCTGGAGAAAGAACCCGGAAGACGGGAAATGGTATGTCCAGGAGATTCAAAGAACGGCATTTGCTTTCCAGCAAGTTATTCATACGAAGCACGTTCTCCACATGACAGGTAACGATATTCAGTTTGAGCTTGCCGGTGATCCTGAGATGAAGAAACAGGAAGAGTATATTAATCTTCTTGCCAAGTTTAAGAAGGGATGGTATATGCACGATATGGAGATTCGCCACTATGAGGCTGTAAGTTCGTACATGAAGGTTGCTGAGGCTGCTGTAGTCGGATTCTTCGATAAAAACAAGAAATTCGGTACTCGCACATTGGCTTTCGATAGAGGAGACACATTGTATCCTCAGTTCGACCCTCTTACTGGTGAACTCGTTGTGTTTGCTCGCAAGTATTACGACTTCGATGAGGAAGGCAATGAAAAGATTGAATGGGTAGAGGTGTGGGATGACAAGACATTCTACCGCTTCAAGAAGCAAGTTAACGAAGGCAAGGTCAAGGAGACTATCAAGAGAATTGCCAAGATATTCGGAATCGACGACTACACTTGCGTTGAAGAGAAAGCTCACGGCTTCCCATTTATCCCTGTTGCATACGTAAGAAACGATGACGGCCCATGCTGGTCTGTTGTGCAGAAGAACATCGAGGACTACGAGGAAGCTTTCTCTTATCTCTGCGAGAACAACAAGGCTTACGCCTTCCCTATAATGAAGTTGAAGGGCGATGGTGACGACATTACCGTTGTTGGAGATACAGACGGATCGGCTAAGATGATTCAGATTACCGATACGAATGGTGATGCTGACTTCATTAACGGAACAGACGCTTCCGATGCATTTGCGACACAGCTCAACAAGTCGTATGACCTCATCTATGAGCTTTCGTTCACAGTAAAGCCACCGGAGCTGAAGTCGGGTGACCTTCCGGGCGTTGCCATCAAGCTGCTCTATTCTCCTGCTATCGAGGTTGCTGAGAACGATGCCAAGAAGATGCATCCGTTCCTGGATCAACTTGTTCGTATCTCAAAGTATGGTATCGGAATTGAAGAAAACTGCATGGCCACCATGACAGTGCTTCCTATTCATGCCTGGGTTGAAATTTATGTTCATCAGAACAAATCTGAGATTATCACAAACTTGGCAACGGCTGTTCAGAACAACTTCCTCTCAAAGCAGACTGCATCTGAGCGTTGCCCAGACTTCCCAGTTAACGATGAATACGACCGCATTATGCGAGAGAAGAAGGAGGAAGACCAGCAGGACCTCCTCATGGATATGCAACGTGCGGATAACGAAACTCAAAATGCAATCGAGGAGCAGAAAGCTACTGCGAATATTCAGAATGGAGGTAGTGGAAACGTACGTACGGGTCGCGGAGCTGGACGCCCAAATAAGTCAGGAACCAAATGGGACGAGAATCGGAACGCCCCGAATGAGAACAACTGGCAGCACTACAACCAAACCCATTAATAGCCTATGGATGAATTAAAACGTTCTGTCGATTACAGCAGAAAGCGCTTGCAGGCAATCCGAAACTGCGAGGACCATGTTGCAGATATTCTCTGGAAATCGACACAGAAAATAATTGCCGCAAGTAAGCGATACAGAGGTGCGGGCAGGCTCACAAACGAGTCAGCCCTGCTCTCTTTCGCCAAGAACGTTACTGCTGATGCAGAGGAGAGTATCAACAGTTACATCTCTGCTTACTCCAAGGTTTCATGCAAGATTCTCGGGATTGACAACGAGAACATAGAATCGTTTCTCGTCAGCGACATCTACGGAAAGACGACATCTGAAAGAAACGCTGTCTATCTCGGAAACTTTGCTGAAGATATTGTAAGGATGATCAAGGCGGGTACTCTTATGGGATATTCTGACCAGCAGCTCCTATCTTCCATCCGAACCGGCTACAAGGACCCATATCACACATCAGTCATTACCAAGGCGAAGAGAAAGGACATTAACATCGATGTTCCTTCTTACGGAAAGGGTTACTACAAGAACGCCTATCAAAATATCGTAAGAAATGCTTCTCAAGTGATTGCTTTGGCGTGGGGACAGGCAGAGCAGGAGTATGGGCAGGAGAACAAGGCTATCGGGTTCTACGTCAAGAGAGGAAGTAGTTATCCGTGTGAAATCTGCCAAAATGAAGCCGATGCTGGCATCCACTCTTTCAAAGATCCATATCCGCCATTTCACGTTTCGTGTTGTTGCTACACAGTATTTGCATTCAAGGATAATAAAAAGAAATAAGATTATGATTGAAGAAACAAAAGGATACACGTTATCCGTCGATACATATAAGAAAGCGAAGGCTCTCAAGATGAAAGACCCTCGCTATTACATCTACGCCAGCCTCCGTGGCTCAGGTATGCCAATGAGGGATTGTTGGGCCATCGCCTTTCAGGGAGAAGGATTCAACTGGGAGAAATCCTTCCTCGAAGGAGAGATGAACAAGCTCGAAGCCAAAGAGTCCGTCCAGAAGAGAATCGCAGAAGTGCAGGGCAAGAAGATTGAAAACGAGCATAGCGAAGATTTAACCCCGGAACAGCTCGCAAAGGCTACATCAAAGGAACAGATTCTCAAAGACCTCGTTATCGCCCGCTCAAAAATTAAGAATACATCTTCCAAAGAATGGGCTGACTACACAAAGATGATTGGAGACTTTGCCAAAATTAAGCAGGATGAGCTTCAGACGGAAGATACGACTTGCCATTTTTACCTCCCAATAAATTATCCAACCGGCAAGAATGACTGCTTGTTATTCAAAAATGGACTCTGTAAGGGTGGTAAATAGTTAAATTCGTGTTAAAGTAATTTTGTTTTACTAGAATTTCTGCAAAACCAAGTAACTTTGCAGCAGATTAATGTTCACAGGTTCTTTCTGCTGAGCATAATTCTAAAATTGGTTAACAAAGAGGGGCAGCGTCTTCACAGATGCTGCCCCTCAACTTTTATATATATAAAGTAGAAGAAAAATATAAATTCAATCAGGATACTTCTCTCCAGTGATGAGCTCAAGAGTCTTTCTGATCCGATCTTCAAGCATATCGTCATTAAACGTAGGAAGAACGCCATATGATGGCAGTTTCTTCGTCTCTGCGGCCTCCAAAATGAACTGGAGTGCCTGCACTAGGGAAGTATGGTCTTGAACGACCTCAAGCAATTTATCGCTCATCCTTGCCTCCTTCCTTTTTAATCTGTTCTGCCATCTCAAGAATAGTCTCGGCGTGCTTATCGCGGTCGATGACTTCCTGCACGGCCTCATCGCTCTCCTTGCGAAGCTGCTCTTCTGTCTTACCCTCATCGGCAGCAGCGTTTCTTCTTGCAGCCTCACGAGCAATGTATTCGTCACGGAGTTTCAACTTACCTGCCGTGTATTCTGCATCGCCAGGCAACGATGTATCCGCATACATAAGCTGGGCAAATGCCTCAATGATGTTTCCATTATCCTTGGAGAACTCATAATGGTCTCCTACAGCAACAGGAACACATTCATCGAGTGCAGCATACATTGATGTACCGATAGAGTATTCAACACCCCATGTGCCGGCAATGTTCGCAATCTTGATGAAAGGCAGCGAGCCTCTCTGTAAATGCTTCTTGATATCAGCAGGGATATCCTCTCTGAGTGAAGCAACTTCTTTCTTAGACAAGCTCTTACTGAACTTCAGCACGGTGAAGTGTCTTGTCTTGATAGTCTTTCCAAATGGTAATGCCATGATAACAATATTTTAAAGTTCAACTTTTATTTCCTTATACTCGAAATCTGTGCAAGATGGATTCTCCTCAGAAGTAAACCTAATCTCATTAGGGTGGTTACAAGCTTCATTCTTGAAGAAGAAGCAATCCTTGCAAGTGTAATCAGTCTGTTCCATGTTCCAACAATTTTATTTCGTCCTGGATATAAAACACCGCCTTACGCAAGTCCTCGATGCGCTTCTCAGTCTTGGTCTTGTTGCCATCCACCTTATCCTTGCGCAAGAGATACTTGATAGCGTTCCCTGTATTGAAGTCAAGGTGTCTGCAAATATCCAAGGGTTCAACACCGCACAAATCTTTCAACCACGCGTAATGGGATGGGTGAGATACTTGCTCTGCCTTTCCGTTTGCGGCTTCTCCTTCACCTTTCGTTACTATATCGAACTTTGTACCAAACATCATAATATCCGCATCGCTAAAACGAGCGAAATACTTGTAATCTGTGCTAACAGATGTACATATATAAACATCAGCATCCTTTCTCTCGGCACTGAACAGAATAGGGGTGCTGCCGTCCTGAATACCTATCGGGTCAAAATTGCATTTTAAGCAATCCTTTCGTGTGATGTAAAATCGCAGCCCAACCTTAATATCTTCTTTCTTAATCATAAGCTATTTCTCCTTATCTTTTAGTTCAACGAAATCTCCAATGCCCAAACGAGCCTTGTTAATGCAAGACGCAATCCAACCCATCAAGTAGGCAGAAGGCTCGCCGCCGTGTTCCAAGTCAGTACATTCCTCGATGGCATCGCAGACGTGAGAAGCTTCGTGGCAGCAATAGTTCATCGACATAACCTTCTGACACGGAAACGATACAAGAACACCGCGCCTTCTGTCGCTCTTCCTGACAGCATCGGAATACGTATAACGCCGCCGTAATCAATATCGGGAGCCTTGCACTTGTCAAAACAGGAATCTATCAGCTCTTTCAAGTCTTTACCGATATGTACCCAAAGCTTCAAAGGGTAGATTCCGTTTTCATATTCGTAATATCCTTTCTTCTTCATATTCTCAACTATTTCTGTTTTGATACAATCTCGATAGCAGACAATAATGTCTTCTCGCTGATACCTTTTCCACTACCAACACCATCTTTCTCTATTCTTTCAAGAGATTTCTCAATAGAGCAAAAATCATCCTGAGAATTACTTATAAAGCCATCAAGTTCTTCACTTACACTACTGATACAATCGTTGTTTTTTTTAACAATAGCTTCAAGACGGCCGAAACACTTGTCGATATAATCCTTCAACCTTTCTTCGTGCTCTATAACGTTTATAGAGTTTGCGATTTTTGCATGCGTCCAGTTTTCTTCTACACATGCATAATAATCGCCTTTTGTATCATCATGAATCTTGGAAGACACAACTCTTAGACACACGAAATCGTCTCCATCCATTACAGCATACACACCCTCTCCTGATGGGTATAGTTCGGCTTTCGCCTTATCATCCCTACTCGCTCCTTGTTTGTAAGCGACCTTTCCTAAAACGCTAACTCTAATTTCCATATCTCAACTATTTATTATGTAATCTACCAATATGCCACTTTGAGCAAACCTTGCATAAGTAAGGATGCCAGCCAAGTGCCTTCAACCTCGGAATCTGATTCAGAAACTCCCAAGCATCATCCTCAGTCTCGTATGCGACCTTCGCCTTCCATGAATGAACCTTTCTAGTCCAATGCTCCGGGTCTGGCTTGAACGGCGGCACTTTGTTCGGATTGTGATGTCTTCTCATAGGCACTTGAATGAAACACTGTTCAACGTTCTGTTCACCGCAATCTCCCTCTCGTTACACATGGTCCTCATGCACTCCAGGGCATCATCGCGAACAGCAATCATAATCTCCTGCATCGAAGCGGTGGCCGGAACAATATTCCCGTCAGCCTTCTTCTTCGTGATACGGGATATAATCTCCTTGATATATTCCTTGTCTATCATAGAAATCTGTTTTATAACCGTTAATCATCAGGCTGAATGAAGCTATCCGGCTGCTTGATGTCCTCCTCACCACGCAATTTATTCTTCACGTCATTGATGAGAAGCTCCTGCTTCAGGTCAATCATCTGCGCGCCGTACACCTGATAGGTCATTCCGCCCTGTGACCTCTTCTTGAAGAAGCCGTACTTGTCGCTCATATCACGCCCGAACTTCTGAATCGTAGGGATATCTTTCTCCTCGACATCGTTGGCCTTGCAGAACTCGACGAATCTCTCATACATCTCCTTGGCAAGCATGCATTCCGAAATCTCGCCCCTCGCCTCTTGGTTGCATCTCATATCATACGCCCTTATCCAAGCATAGATAGGATTGCTTCCAAGAAGGGAGATAAGCAGCTGTCTCCTGCTTCCCTCAGCTGCCGGGAACCTGTACTTCCTGCTCCTCAGCTCCATCGCGCCACGGAATATCCAGTTGAACACTCCGCTCAGCTCCTCACGGATGATTTTGCTCGCAAGCTCCGGGTCCTGCCTCTCCTTAGGGATGGTCACATCGAAGCTCACGTACTGCAAGCGTCTGATGAATCCGAGCGACGCATCATCAGGGAACGGAAGCTCATTGAGGTTGAAGATGAGATAGGGGATTGAGTTCCCCTCAAGGATATCCCTTCCAAGCTTCCTCATAGGGACGGGCTCACCGCTCACGAGTCTCTTAAACATACCGGTGTTCTTCCTTCCGAACTTCTTCGGGTCAGAATCGGAAGACCAGTTGAAGATGGCGTTCCTGATAGGATACCTTCCCCTCATTCCCTCGTCGCCGTCAGCAGTGAGGTCGGCGTAGTCCATCTTGCTTATCCTGTCCTTGCCGAATATGTTGCAGGCAACGTCGAAGATGACACTCTTTCCGTTGGCTCCCGTACCTATAAGGAGAAGACAGAGCTCAATCTTCGATGATTCCTTCCCCTCGTACGGATTGTATGCAGTACCTCTCTGTATGAGACCGAGACCGAGGAACATCTGGAGGATCATCCTCGACGTCCTGTCTGGGAGGACCTCCTTGATGAAGTTCATCCACCTGTCGCACTTCGCCTTCGGATTGTAGTCGTATGGGTGGTAGTATGTGACATGGTACTCGGGAGAGAACGGCATCACGTTCGGATACTTCAGACCGCTGCCGAAGTCAACAACTCCGTTTGCGAATGCAACGATGTCGAAGGTAGGTCTCAGTATGTTGTAGCACTCTATCACCTCCATGAATGACTTGTTCATCACCGTACTGATGCCGAGCATCGGAGCCATGGCCAGGTCGAGGAGCAGAAGCTGGTAAGCCTGTTCCAAAACTATCTTCGGAACAGCTTCGTATATCTTGCCGTTGAACATGTAGTAAGCACCGTTGTAGTACTTCACCGGAGCCTTCTTCGCCAGACGTCTCATTGACCTGATGAAAGTAGACTTCAGCTTGTTGTACTTATCAGAGTTTGCCTTACCCCAGTCCTGGCAACGGAGCGCTTCGAAGCCGTACTCGTCATGCCTCAAAAGGTCTAGCAACTGAGCGTGCAATGTGTCTATAGCAATACCATTTTCCATTTATGTACAATAATAATATTAATTTTCCGTTATTGTGTAGGATAAACCCCGATAAACAGGGGCTTTCTGAAGGATAACACGTGTCAGGTCGTCCTTACAACATGTCGTCTATAAAATATCGACAACACAAAGATACAGATAATATCCTGAATATCCGGTAAAACCCTAGTAAATAAATGGTATAAATATACATTTTAGGTATACATTAAATGAAGGATAGGTATACATTTATGGTTTGGTCTGCTAAGTAAGAGTTTATGCTATCAAATGTTAATAAATAACGGATGAATGAATATGCATAATTATCCTTTATGGTGGAAAGTAATTAAACTTTACAAAAAGACTAAAAATTCGGAAGAAAAAATTTTTAGATGAGGTGACTACCGCGCTGATTTAGTGCTATTTAGGGGGTGTGGGGGTGTTTCTTCTGAAATTATTACACTTTGTGTCGGTTTATATAGTGTAAACCATCGTGAAACAATATTTTTGTAATTATTCCAAATTATCGGTTTATATTTATAAAAAATTTATGTAACCCCTTAATAACCAACACTTTATAATATTATTTATATTCATTTTCTTGCATAATTATACATTATCAATAAAGCGTGAAACACAAAAACTTATTACAAATTACTTGAGTGAAAAAATGTTACATAATAACGTACTGGTTAAATGTTAAAAAATTAACATATGGTGTTTATATAGTTATATATATAGAAGTAAAACGTAATATATTGACACTTTTCCACAAAGTGTTAAAACTTATAACTATCTATGTATCAATATGTTATAACGTCTTTAAAGGTCGTTTTTTAACATAAAAAATTTGCTTTTATCAATAAATTTTCGTACCTTTGTAGTACAAAAAGAAAGAGATAGGACACTATCATCTTATAAGTAACATTTAAACAATTTAGGTATATGAAAGAATTATCCGTAAAAGGTGCTCAAGGTTATGAGCACGTAAGTACTAAGGTTGCCAGTTATGTAACCGAGTGCAAAGGTAGCGCAGTCTTAGCGCAGAGTTTAGAAGTGCTCAATAGTTACCGCAAAAAGCTATTAAGCGAGTGCGCCGATAGCGAAGTTGTAAGCGCAAAGAAAGAATTGGAGAAAGCACGTGCCAAATACAACAAGCTAGCAACAAATTACGTACTTTCAGATGAAAGCTATTGCAATTTGCAAACAGAGTGCGTTCGTTCTGCTGTAAGCGAGTTTTCACGCAAGCATAAACTACCTAATTTCTTTGCGTGGTTTGATAACAACAATAAAGACGTACAAACAACTATTATAGATAGTTTGCAAAGATTAGGCAGTAAGTTGTGTTCTTTACATCAAGCATTTTCAAGCGGTGCAAAGGTAGCAAAGAGAAAGAGTGAAAGCATAACAGATTTGCAAAAGCAGATAGCAGAATTGCAGGCTAAACTAGCAGAAGCGCAAAAGTAAGTAACACAAAACAGGTAGCTAGAGAAATCTAGCTATCTAGTTTTTCCTACTGTCTATTTGATAGGTAGCCAGTGGGAAATTTTACTCCAGGTTTTTCAACTTGGAGCGGGTCGCCGTGTCCTTATTTTTCCCACACAATTTGGTAAACCTTGTCGTGGTGTGTGGGCTTAACTCAGAGAGAGAATTTATTCTCCCTCAGGGGACTAATTGCCAAAATTCAAGAGAAGTATCTCAGTAAATCGAGAGTGCGAGAGGCACACCGAGATGGGAGAGAGTAACGTGTTACTCAGAGACATCCATCCGAGAGATACGCAAAAATTCCTGGCGTGAGCGTCGAATGAGATGAGACGGCACGACGGCTAGGGGATTTGTATCATCTAGCGAGATGAGAGTTTATAGAAAGAAATCATAATTCATATTCTATTCGGTGTTGTGAGCCGTTCGGGAGTGGTTACCCGAGAAATCCCAGTGTGTGCAATCACGATTGCAGCGTTCAAGGTACACACTATCCACGCTGACTGAAATCGGTTGCTTGTCATCCGTGCGAGATTTATCTCCTCAGAAATAAACAAGTTGCTGGCAGAAGCATAAAATCTGTAGGGTGTGAGCCACGTAGTTGAGACGATAAAGATAAAACGTGGTGCAAAGATGCACATCCTGGCTAACGGGGCGGGGAGAAATCTCCGCTCTACAATTATGAACCATTTAAAAATAGAATTATGAAAGAACAGATTTTGAAGAAGATAGGAAAGACGCTTGTACGTATTAATGTAACAGACCAGAGTGCAGAGGATGCCTACGATGAACTCGTTAACAGCAGCCCTCGCCTGTTTGGCATGCTTTCCAGTATCTACAGACTGAATGATGAAGAAGAAAGATTCGCTTGGTCTGCCGGCATCGCCTAAAATCTCCCTACGCTTGTAGGGAACAATAACCAAAAATATTAGAATTATGAGTACGCTGAGAATTAAATGCCTCGATATGTGCGAGGTTGAGAGTATCATTGCAGATGCTCAGGAGATTTTGAGTCACGTAGAATTCGGGTCGCTAAAGAATGGTGTGCTTACATTATTCTGCGTGGCGTGAGCCTAAAAATCTGTAGCCAGTACGATAATTGTCGTGTGTGGCTACGGAACAATTACCAATAAAATATAGATATGAAAGCAAGACAGATTATTTATTCAAGTACGATAATTGTGCTTGGATTTATTCAGAGTGCGCCGGCATTCATTTGCTTGGCAAGTACGATAATTCTCCTGAATGTGCTTGGAATTCTTTACGGAATTCTGCTTGTGTATATTTGGAGCAGTACGGAAAAGGGCAAGTGGTATTTCCGCGAGCTGTGGCGATCCACACTCCGCTTGGAGAATTTCATCCTTCCTGGAGTTTAAGAGATTTGGAAAGTACGATAATTGTGCTTGGAAACATTTAGCTAAATTCTGCTTGGAGAAATCTAGGCAGTACGATAATATAACCAATTAAGCAAAAGAATTATGGAAAAGAGAATCAGCAAGGGCGTGCTGTCAGCTGCGCTCATATTAGTTACAAGTTTCGTGTGTGGCATTATTGCTATCGCAGGATTTCTGCTTGGAGATTTTCAAGCAGTGTTATATTCTGCGGTTCTTGAAATGTGCGGTCTGTTTATTATCTGCATAATGATAGATGCCATTCAGCAGCAGATAGAGGATATCTGTGACTAGCCAAAACTACCGCTTGGAGATATTCGGGCGGTATCTAGTATTAACCAATTAAATTACAGAATTATGAAGAAGAATATTTTCGTGGCATTGTTTGCCGTAGTGTGTGTTGCATTAGTAATGGTTTCAGTTACTCTCGTGAATTGTCACAGAGCAAACGTGATGCTGAGAAAAACTGTGTTAGCTCAGGCTAACGAGATTTTAGAGCTGAACGGCAGTTACACAGCAGAGGGAACTACAACGTTCGTAGGTCTCAGAAAGTAGCCAAAACTGAGAGGAGTTTCTGCTCCTCTCTACTATTAACCAAAATATTAAGAATATGTACAAGACGATAACAAAGGAATTAATCAAGTGTGAGTTAATTGATATCATGATGGGCATGGACTGCGAGGAAGATATGTGTACACACACATCTATCCAGAGAGTTCTATGTCCTATACAGGCGTGCGATGAGTTCGGCGGCGATCCTGAGGATTCTCGTCCTCTGCTGCCGGGAACATACCTGGCAGTATATCATGACAAGATGGAGGATGAGCCGTTTCCTATGTTCGCAAAGATTTGCGCCAACATCATTACAGATGAGGACAAATGTCAGATGCTCATGAACGGAGACGGCTGTATTCTGATTTTCCTGCTCAACAAGTACGAGTAGCCAAAAATGTGCTCAGGCATTTTCCTGGGCATACTATGTAGGACCATTAAACAAATTGAATTATGCAAGACAGAAAATCACAGAAGAATTTTGAGCGTGCGCTTATGCATGAGATGGAGAAGATCAAGATAGCAGCGCGCCAGTGGCACAACAACAATACTAAGGGCTATAGGGATTTCCGTAGCAAGAAAACTATCTCCAAGAGTTTCTCTGAGATTGCGGTATTGTGCATGAGCTAAATGTGCGTGGCGATTGTCACGCATACTATTCACCAATATTTAAGAATTATGATAGATGAAGAATACAAGGAGAATGTAGAGTACATACTCTCTACGATTTTGCCTAAGTTGCAGGAAATCCAAAAAAAAGTATTGAAAAATCAATCAAGACTGAGCCTTGATGTTAGCGTTAGCAATAAAAACGGCGAAGGGTATATAAGTTGTTTTGCCTGTGTTATGAATGACATGGGAGAAATAACGGATACTTGTTTTCCACGTTTCATCTGCGTATGCAGCAAAGAGGAGATTGACGAGCGGCTCAACGAGCTTAAAGAGTTCATCAAGAAGTACATAGCCTGAAAATTGAGGGAGTTTTATCTCCCTCTCCTACAAACCAAAAATGTAGAATTATGAGTAGATGGGTACAATTTTATCACAAAATCAATAAATTTGACCTTGTGAACATGAGATTTACCGATGAGGTGAGCGTTGTGGAAATGGTGGGCATGGATTCTATCATGCCTATTGACGGTAGACTTAATCTGTCATCCATACGTGCTGAGATACAGAAGAAAATCGAGAGCATGAAGAAAATCGAGAGTTTCGACCCTTGTGCGTTCTCCATCCTCACCGGTCCTACGATTCTGTGTGCTTCAGAAAGTCCGGTGTACAATCTCTAGCCAGAACTGGGCAGTACGATAATGTGCTGCCTGCTATTAACCAATAAAATTCAGAATTATGACAGACGGAGACAGAAAGTTCCTTGCCAGGCTCGTAGCGAGCCACAAGGCAGTTATCAGCGAGGAGTGCAGACGCAAGAACCTCGACAAGAGCGAGTATTTCAGACGCGTAGCACGTGCAGACAAAAAGGCTCAGGAGATTGAGCAATCGTGCATGCGCCCTCGCAAGTTCTAGCCAAACATTCTGTGCAGATAGACTGCACAGAAACCATGTTAAACCATCAAAATTAAAGAATTATGGAGAAAATGACACAGAAAGAGTTGAAGAGACTCGTTAGAGTAGGAGCTGCCAAGGATATAACACACAGTTCAAGCCGTGCAGCCATCCCGGAAGAATATAGTCAGGTAGGCTATTCTTCCGGTGTGTACGGATGCAACGGAATGCTGTTCCGTGGTCACAGCGGAAAGCTGTATGCTATTTGCGCAAGAACTACGGCTATCTGGGTTTTCGGCTAAAATTACGGGTAAGCGTATGGTGCGCTTGCTCGTTTCTATTATCAACCAAAATACAGAAATATGAATATACAGAAAGTATGGGATGCGTTTATCAAGGAAAATGATAATCCATCATTCGTAAAGATGGCATATGCCGTAGTAGAGCAGCTTGGCGGTGTTAATGAAGACACACTGCTTAATTCTCTCGATAGTTGCAGAAATGCAAATGACGGGTACACTGGATTCTGCTATTATTCTCAGACCTGCAAGTTCTGGAATGAGAACAAGAGTGCTATCATGGAGAATATGCACGAGCTTGCCGATGATTTGGGCGAAGACCTTATCACGATGATTAAGAGATTCGGGAATTTCAAGGACGACAAATCTGTCACCTATGATGCTATCGGCAAGGCTCTGTATGCTCCTTTTAACGAGGGCGAGAGCAGAAATATCTATGACACATTTGCCAAGTATGCACTGGAAGAGGTTGCGAATCGATTCCAGGACTGGTGGTACGAGCAGGACGAAAGTGAGTTCGATTAGCCAAACCAATCCTCACTCTCACGGGTGGGGATTTCTATTAACCAACAATTACAGAATTATGAGTGATTTAGAGAAAATCCTGAATGACGATTTACTGAAGTGTAAAATCGTTGAGTCAGTAGAGAATCCTGTTAGGCGTGTGGACCTCATCAAGTGGACACACGACAATACATTCTCTATTGCAGAGGTACGCAAGGATACCGGTAAGCTAGAGGTCACAGACTTGAAAGCTGCCAGTGGTCTTGATGCATACAAGCATTTCTACAGAAATTATGGCGACATTGCCATATGTGGCTAAAACTCCCCACGATAATGTGGGGAACCATTATGAACCATTAAAACAGAAGAATTATGGAAAAGAATATTTGGGAATATGTTATGAACAACAAGGGTGAGGTTATCGAAAAAGTAGCCGATTATATCGGTGTTGAAAGCTTCGCCAAGGTAATCGAGAGCCTATATCGTGAGTGTCTTGAGAATTTCGATGACGCAGATGATCTAGAAGAATACATTGCCGATTTGTACGGAAAGAATATCCAGTCTCTTGCATGGGAGTTTACTCACAAGGTAAACAGAGAGATGAAGAAATATCTCCATCTTAACGACCAGCGCATGGATGGAAATTTTGCCAATCTGTACAACGATTATCCTAGACACGTTACAGGTACGTTCTGGGCGACTGACTACGATGGCGATGATTACTACGATTTGTATCCTCAGATGGTAGCCCGACTTGATGCCGCAGAGGACAGCGAGCAGGCTAGCAAGGACAGGGCGTACCTCGAAGAATGGTACTTCAAGGCGTTCGGCACGTACAACATCAAGTACAATTTCTCGAATGAGCTTGAAGAGGCTCACTCCATGATGGAGGAAGATTATGAGGAAGCCTAACAATATCCCCTAGCATGGGGATATTCAATGTTAAACCATTTAAATGATATTAGATATGAGTTACGAATTTGCAAAGAAAGAAATCGGCGATTACAGAATCACCATTTACCAGGATGAGGATGCCGAATGCCCTTGCACAGAATGGGATTTGGCAGGCGTTTACTTCTGGGACTATTCTGATTACGGATACAACAGGGAACTTTCTCGTGGTTGTAGCAGTGAAGTCGAAGCTGAAAATGCAGAGGCTGCCTTGAAAGAGCTTGTCTGCAAGTATGTTCCACAAAAGAAGATTATCAAGTATATCAATAGTATGTTTCATTGCGATCATCTGTGTCTCGAATACGACAAGTCGTGCCACATGTGGAGTTTTGAAAGAAAATCAAGATTCAGCATCGGCAAGAACGAGTGGTACAACATTAGAGATTTCACTCCTAACGAACTGAAGAACGAGGATGTTAGGGATGAGCTTACAGAAGAGCTTGAAGAAGATGATTTTATTAATCTCCTTGAAAACTGCAAGGATATAGCATTCTACGAGTGGTCTTCCAGTGGATATAGCCAGGGAGATTATGTTAGAGGATATGCCTATTGCGACAAGGAGCGCTTCAAGAAGATGGTGGATACGAATACCAAGAACTGGAAGAATCGTGCCATCGAGCTGTTTGAGAGCGAAGTCAAGAATATTGGTATGTGGATGTGGGGTGATGTAAAAGGTTACGTCCTAGAAAAGAAACGCCCGTATACAAAATTGTACGAAGACGGTAAATCTTCTGATTCCTACGAGTGGGAACAGATTGATTCCTGCTGGGGAGAGTACTACGAGGACTCTGACGAGCTGATTAAAGACGCTCTCGAAGAGAATGGAATCAAACTAAAAGAAACAGCCTAACAAGGGGAGCTTGCATGCTCCTCTTCTATCAACCAAATTACAAAGAATTATGAAATTGAAACTTTATCACGACACAAGAAAGAAGTTCCGTGACTGCGTGGATGCGTGGACAATATACGTTCCTTATCCGAAGTGGCTTAGAGAAAAGACATGCGGTACAATGGGAACATTCCTCGGATGCACTCCAACGGAGACGGGAATGATACGGTGCATCTGGGAGCACGACGAAAGAAGATGTGGACGCCCGTATTTCGGCAAGAAGATTGATCCGAAGGATACCCCTAAAGCATTTCAGGAAATTTTCTACAACATGGAGAAGCTTTGGAACGAGGCAATCACCAAGAACACGAATGAAGCGTGGAAAGCATGGAGCGAAGTCTAAAATTGGTAGCCATTTGGCTACCTGCCAATAACCAAATACAGAGAATTATGGAAAGAATTACATTTGTAGAGAAGGGCAGTAGAACAATCTACAGACTTGGCAGACGTATAGTATGCTACAGGGATGGTTACAGAGTTTATTTCGGTAAGCCATCAGATGTTACACACAACACGTTCGATGCACTATCAGAGAATATAGCACATGAGTATTGCCTGAAAGTTTGTGAGCGCAAAAAGTGGGAGAGGGCAAAATACAACAATCCTGTCGCATACAACGCCCACAGAGTATTGAACGCATTAGCCTAAAGATAGCCTCCGGGCTATCACTATTAACCGATGATAGATAATTATGATTATAGATGAAATTTTAGACAGAAAGGGCGGCAGGAGATTTGTTGCAGAGGTGTTTAAGAGATACGTCTTGAAGGAATCCGTTTATTTCGGGTTCAAGTATTTCTCAGAAGCATACAGCAAGTCTTCTGACACAGATAGGGAGTATTTCGTAAAACGTGCCATTATCAAGTATATAGTGGAAAACGGATACAATATTAACATTATCAATTTTATCCTTGCCGTGGATTGGACTTAGCCTGAATAGTACGCACATTCTGCGTACTTCCATTATTAACCAAATTATTAAAGATTATGAAGAGATATTACGTATCAGTCACAGAGCATTTAAACAAGGTAGTCAGCGTTGATGCTGAGAGTGAGAATGAAGCCGTACAGAAAGTGCAGGATGCCTATAATAATAGCGATATTATTCTTGACGCTGACAATTTCTCAGGTGAGGTTATCGAGATCGAACCAGATCAGGAGTACTGGAGAGAATCCGAAGAAGATGACAGCGTAGCACTCCAGCACATCGACTAAGCCAAACGGGGAGAGCAATCTCCCTACCAATAACCAAAAATATTAGAGATATGAAGAAAATCAAAGTAGGAACGAGGGTATACTGCGACATACATTCCCAATCAAAGGAACACGTTGTCACTCACGTTTCAGAGGAAAGAGGATTCGCGGGAATTGATAATGAATACTGGTGGCCTATAGACCAGTGCTTCCCCTGCGATGAAATAACATTGCCTAAAAAGCGCAGCTAAGGACTGCGCACAATAACCAAAACATAAGAATTATGAATGAAGACAGAATCCTAGAGATGTTCTTCGAGAAAGCCAGATGGCAGTATGCTATCGAGAAAGGCTTATTCAAGGACATGGACAAAGCAGTAATGTATCAGCTGACAACACCAAAGGCTCGTCTGGCTATGTATCAGAGGATCAAGAGCGGCAAATACAAGATAATGCCGCCTCATACGGCAAAGATTCCTAAAGACAACGGAGATTTCCGTACTGTCTATGTGAATGAGCCTGTAGATAGAATCCTTTTGAGTATAGCAAACGACCTCCTGTTCGAGCTGATGCCAGAGATGGTGCATCCACGCTGTACGTCATACCAAAAGGGTATCGGCTGCGGTCGTGTGGTGCAAGATGTGTCTCGGATAATATACTCGGCAGAGGGAAAAATCATCGGATGGAAAGGTGACTTCTCCAAGTACTTTGATTCTGTGCCCATTCGGTTCATCGACTGGGCATTTGACAAGGTAGAGGAGAAGTACGGAAAGTCTGCGCTGATAGATGTCATTCGTGACTACTATCACACAGACATCTATTTCGATGAGGACAACAACCTCTGCGAGAAGTATCAGTCCCTAAAACAGGGATGCTCTGTTGCTGCATGGCTGGCTGATGTCATTCTCTATCATCTTGACGACAAGCTATCTAAGCTTAACGGATATTACGTCCGCTATTCAGATGATACGCTGTTTGTCGGTGAAGACTATGAGAAAGCCATGGATATCATGAAGAGCGAGCTGGAGATGATGCAGATGACGCTTAACCCAAAGAAGGTTGAGTATCTTGATGCTAATCACTGGTTTAAGTTCTTGGGATATTCCATCAAGGGTCACAATATCTCTCTGTCGTCCACACGTATCAAGACCTTTCAGAAGGAGATTGAGAAGAGGACGATAAAGAAACGTGACACCACGATGACGAAAGCCATCAATGCAGTAAACAGGTATCTCTACAAGGGGTACTGCGATTACTCCTGGGCTACTCAGGTTCTTCCGGTCATAAACGTGAAAGAGGACATCGACAAGCTCAACGCCTTCGTTATGGACTGCATCCGTGCGGTCAAGACAGGCAAGAGAAAGGTCGGTGGTCTCGGATACGTGAAGACTCAGGCTGTAGGTTGCATAGACCGAGGTCGTGGAAGGAACGTGAAAGCCAACAGGAGTAAGACAGAGAGCGAAATCAAGGGGTATCTATCGATAGGTTGTGCTCAGAATGCCTTGCGAACGAGCAGGGCAGCGTACAACACATTGGTGAATACTCTGTAGACGAGCATCCTAGCGCAAGGATTTTGCCGGAATGAAGACACAAGGTTTTAAATATCCCGGTTGCGGAGTGCATGGACCTCATCTCAATGAGATGGGTCCTACGCTCGTCCTAAACCGGATATTATCAATCTGATATAGCTATGCGCAGTATCTTCTGACCGGCAGACTCTGTAACCGAGCACACGGACGTGGGAGAAGGACGGACAGATTCAGGCGACGCCTCTATAACATCATCTGAGGGGACCGAGTTATCCAAGTTTGCAACTTGAGACACCTCGGGCCCCTCGTATGACGCACAAGGCGTAGCTCATCAACGAAGTACAGAAATGTGACATTCCGTATGACCACCACCGGTGGCGCACACCACCACTCCCTGACGGATGGCTGAAGTTTATGCAACAGGTCTCTTAACCAGAGTAGTTGATCCTGGACGGCTGCGCAGTAGGCGCATTGTCCTGGATCACCTATTCTGGCGAATCCTGTGTCAAATCAGAAACATAAAGTATTGTGCCGAGCCATCGGTCAGGGAATCACCCTAGCACGAGGGTAGTCTTTAGAGGAGAGTGAATTTATGAGTGCTGTTTACATGCCGCCGGCCTCCCCGGAACACTATCCGGGTACTCCGGCGGCTTACAACAGCCCTCGAATCAAGCTGCTATAGCTACGTGCCACGCTCTCAGATAAAGACAACGTTATTGCCAAACGAGGTACACGAGGAGGTATCGGTTTATTCAACCCGCCTTGTATCAACGCGATATGTCTGGTAATACCAGCAATCTCGCGTATCGGCAAGCGGGTTAAATCATCAGCCTATAGTAAGACAACAGACCTATGAGTGTACCTACAACAACCAAAAGTGAATTGCATCACGACTTATCAAGAGTATGAGGTTTAATATCACGTGAGTGGTATACCTGCCGCCTGCCGTTATCCCCGCAGGCGCAGGTATCCAAACACGGGATCGAATCAAGAACATATATCCATGCAACATAATACATGAGATAAGTCATGCGCATTGCAGCGATGTCTGGCAAGTTCTGAGAGTTCATCGAGCGTTTCATTGATTCTGAAGCCAAGGATGGGGAAGCGTACGCTTCCTGAGGTTGGCTTCATAACAATGCCACGCCCTTAATCAAAAACTTAAAGCAATGCAACGTATCAGGTTGAGTCAGACTAGGTTATTGCGAGCCGAATTGTGCGCAAGGAGAATAGATTGTACAATACGGTATCAATCATCCTGAAGATCCAGGTGGTTACCTGGATCTGTCAGGACTTAGATACAGTATTAATCAAGACCTTATAGTTACGCAACAGATTCTCTGAGCGCACTCCCATTAACCAATATTTAAGAATTATGAACAGCAGATTACTAAAGAAGCTTGAGGAAATCAAGAAAGAGTACGAAACGTCAGAAGTTTGCATGGGCGAGATGCTTGATTCAGTAAGCGCAGACGGATTCTCTATCGAAGAGGCTCACTGGTTGTATATGCGTGCAATGGAGTGGGCGAACGGAGACAAATTCTATATCCACATCGGAGAAGACGAAGATGTACTGAGTAAGGATGAACTCGAAGAAGCCAATTTGATAGTGCAAGAATAAGCACTATCCCTATTAACCAATACAATAGAATTATGACATACGACGAGATTATCAATGCAGTTGAGAATGGTGCTAAGTTCACCATCAACTTCCAGAAGAGGACATGTAGGATGAATGGTAAGATAGTAATGTCTGAGGAAGATAAGCCGAAAGATACACCTTACCTGACACATGCAGTAGTCCTGTTCGCAATAGAACAGAGATATATGGCATACAAACATTCTGTGCCGTCTGAGCGTTCTGAATCCCATCGCCGCTACTACTTCAAGGCTTTGCCCGAGAAAGAGCTCTCAGACGAAGATATGATGTATGGTGAGCGACGAGAGGTAGCTAGATGTAAGCTGGAGCTATACATACTGATTCAGCTTCTAAGAGGCAACCTTGCATGGGAGAACAGGTGGGGAAGATGGTTCTGGAAGTCTGAAAATGACAGGGACCTGATTATCCTCAGAGACTGGGTTGAGCCAAACAAGGGTGGGGCGTAAGCCTCATCCACTAGAGTTAAATAAATTTTTAGTAACCAATTTAAAATTATTAGAATTATGAAGCAGATTGTAACAATCACTGGTGAGAACTTGAACATCGTAACTAACAATGTAGAGGCTACAGCAGCTACCGGTAAGAAGACCAAGGCGCAGATGCGTCTCGAAGCTCTTAAGGCAGCAGGTGTTGATACTAGTAAATATTTCCCTCTCGGTGATGATCAGCTTATCAAAATCGAAAATGGTGCGGCTGTTCCTGTTGATATGGACGATGCAACCATCGATGCGGTAGGCAAGCAGATTGTCGAGGGTGGATACGTAAGTAACTGGAAGCTCTTCCGTCGTTGGGTGATGAGTCAGATATTCCACATGTTGCGAGACATGGAGAAGGACGGCAAGTCATTCAACGAGGTGTTGCAGAAGAAAGGCTACGAGTACCAGTGGCGCATGTTGGAGAACGAGCTGTATGCTCAGATGAAGATGTGTGACCACAAGGACTACGAGAATCTCAAGGCGAGAAACCGCTGGTTCAACGGCTGCGTAGCACACGATATGGCTATTGACTATATTAACAAGCTTCGCAGCTACATTGACGACAAGTGCATCTACACTACCAAGGAGGACAAGGATGGAAACAAGAAGAAGACATACAAGCATACCTGCAAGGGTAATCCTTATATCCGTCTTCAGAACGAAAACATCTTCGTCGCTGACTTGGAGAGAAAGGTATACAATCCTCTCCGTGACCTTGCCAACAAGATGAGTGTTGCAGAAACCTACAAGGAACTCTACGATGCCGTTCGCAAGTTCAACAAGAACCGCAAGCATCTCGCGTGGGATACCAAGCAGGCTGATGCGTTCATTACTGCCTACAAGGGTTCAGGTTCCTACTACACGATGAGAAACCTCATCATGTTCCACGGAGCAAGATTCCTGAAGAACGGACGAAAGATGTCAGAAACCAACTCCCTTAAGGAGCTTGAGTCAAAAGCCAAGCTCTACGACGAAGAAGGTTGGAGAATGCTCGGTGTTCTCAAGCAGCTCATCAAAGAGTCTGATATAGACATCCAGGGCAAGATTCTTGAGTGGAAGAAAGCCAAGAGCGAGAACAAGTAATCATCAGTAGGACGTAAGGTTCGCCACCTATGGAATGGTGGCTCGGCAGCAATTCACAAGAGCTTCTTCAACGAAGGATCTCCTCCAGTCACTACTGGAGGTAATCCTTCGAGCTAAAGCTCTCTAGATCGAACTATTAAAGCAAGGCGCCAGCCGGGAGCCATTCTAGCCCAAAAAGTCGGTTACTGATTCGGTAACCGATTCAAAGTCTAACCAATAAAATTAAGAATTATGAAGGAAATTAATGTAGACACAAGAGAGTATATTAAGGCTCTTATTGACGGGAAGAATGTCGTCGAGGAATCACTTCTAGACGCCATCTTTGACGATTCGCAATATCTCACCAATAAGTTTTTTTCATTGGGATTTGTAGGAGGCGCACCTACAATGATAGAGTATCACGGAAACTACCTATCTATCAGGAAGCTTCGATCGTGGATTACATCAGAGTGGGGTAGAGAGATTGTCAAACGACTGACTGGCGAATCAAAAAATAATATATACTATTTCGAGACGAAGCAGTATCTCGACGAACGCCAGGCTGAGCCTTTAATCTATACATTCTTTCTGAGCACAGATTACCTTACTGTAAGATTTCACTACAATGTAAAAGTAGATGAAGATTAGCCAAAAATGTCAGTCGTTAGCAGCGGCTGGCTACTCATATCATAACTAAATTTTGTTTAAATGGTTCAAGCCGGTCTGTCGTGAGACACGCCGGTTTTTTGTACCACTAGTTTAACCAATTTTAAATTAGAATTATGAGTAGAAATTACTGGACATTAGGTAAGGAAGGAATGAAGACTCGTCTGTCAAAGGCACAGGCAGCTTATGAGAACGCAGTAGAGAACGTCAGCGACTTGCACGTCAAGATCAGTGAGGACAACAACAAGTTGGGAGCAATCCCATCCGTGTCGCTCATTCCGGTCATGGATTGCGGCAACTGTGCAATCTGTGCAAAGAGCTGCTACGACCTGCGCAACGACATGATTTACAAGGAGGTCATCAAGACGAGAGCTATCAATTCTGCCATTCTCCACGAGGATCCTGAACGATACTTCAAGGAGATTGACGGGTATCTCGACTACAGATTTCCTAGAGCCTTCCGATTCCATATCGGCGGTGATATCCAGAATAAATGGTATCTTGACAAGATGTGCGATATTGCACGCAAGCACAAGGATACCAAGTTCCTGGCGTTCACGAAGATGTTCGATGTATGCAACGAGTATCTCGATGAGGGCAATGTAATCCCAGAGAACATGCATATCCTATTCAGCGGATGGCTTGGTCTTAAGATGGATAACCGCCATGGATTCCCTGAGGCGCATCCTATCTTCGAGAGCGGAACGTCTGCTCCGGAAGGAACACGTCTGTGTACCGGAAACTGCACAGAGTGCCTGAAGGAAGACAGACTATGCTGGTCCATCGGTAAGGGGCAGGCGGTAGGATTCCTTGCACACTAGCCAAAAGCCCTCTTCGGAGGGTACTATGTTTAACCAATTAAAATTTTGAATTATGGCAGTAGCAAGAAGAGGTACAAGAATGCTCAAAGCTTCCGACATCATGAAGAGAAAGGGCATTGTCCAGAAACAGATGGACATGAACAAGTTCAACGAGGTTATAGAGAATTTCTTTATGACCCATGAGCCTAAGGAGACGATTCTCCTAACTCCGAAGAGATTCATCGAGATGGATAACCCGCCAGAGGGAGACTTCATCGACTATCTCGATGTCAGCGTTTGGGAGAAGAGGAGTGAGGACCCGGATGACCCGTTCGACTTCATAGACTATCAGTTCATGAAGAAGAACGGAATGCTCCGTCCTATCCTTATGGTGAACGAGCCATTCATCGGCAATGCTGCCGGGTGGCTGAGAGATTTTTGTGGATTCACTGTGAAGAGCAGAACACGAAAGAAGAAGAAGGAATACATCGTGTCTCTGCCGGTGTAAAGCCGAACAAGGCGTGGAACATTATTGTTTCACGCTCCTAGTATTAACCAATTAAAGTAGAATGATTATGGAAATAGTAGATGTAAATGTAAAAAATCTGAGTGAATTCGATATTGAGAACGATCTCTATCATGACACTCTGTGGGAGAATATGTTCGACGATGGCGAGTATACGGACGACGGATGCAACGAGGCTGTAGGTTTCATCTATTCTAACGCCTGCCATGCAGAAGTTTATGGCAACTCTATGGATGTCAGATGGATAAAGGATAACTCAGACAATCTCCGCCTGGCTATGGTGGCAAACGACCTGGTAAATAACCTCATGGGCACAGAGCAAAAGAAAATTATCACCGAGGAAAACAACGGAACCACGCTCCTTACTTACGCTGGTATATATCTTAACATCTTCGTCAATTTCGAGATGCGTCACATACAGATTCTCGCTTACCAGGAAGCCTAAAAAGCCCTCTTCGGAGGGTGCAAGTATTAACCAATTAAAATTAAAAATATGAATGATTTTTTAAAAATAGCAGAGGAATTAGACTGGAGTTATAATGTAGACGATACACCTAACGAAAGAGGTGAGGTTTGCGTCGAGTTAGAGAAGTATTCCCCACAAGACCAAGATTTCATCGCCACAATTTGGTTCGAGAATGGCAATAAGTCTGACTTTATGGATAAGTTGTATCAATATTATAGCGACTTCGATCCTGACGAGGAAGCCAGTAAATGGATTGGCGAGGATGGACATGGTGCTAACGGCGCGCCATACAAATTATCGGATATTTTGCAAGATATGGAGGATTGCAAGGATATGCTACTAGATTTATGGCACGAGTATTTTTACGATGAGTACCCAGAAAATCGTCCAAATGAGACCGACGAAGGGAAGCGACTCGCAGGAGAAATCGAGGAAAAATCCGGAAAGCATTACCACTCGTGCTCTCTACAGAATTATCCGAGCGGTAAGTACGGCGTTATCATTGATGGCTGCCAGAAGTTTCTATCGGAATGCAAGGAAGAGACATTAGCCTATATGAAAGGCGTGCTTACGGGCCTTGATATCGAAAGAAAAGACTAAGCCAAACAAGCCTGCCGGAAGGCGGGCATCAATTTAAACCAAAATATTAAGATTATGAAGAGAAAAGTATTGAAAGACAAGATTGATGAATTGCGTTCAACAGCAAAGATGGAGCTTGCATGCACCATCCGTGAGATAATGAGAGAGCACAATGTGAGCAGAAAGGTGTTCGATTGGCCTGTACGTGCCGGCGACAACAGGGAGGTGAACATCGTAGAAGTAGGCGACAGCGATACAGCTATCCCTATCATTCATAGCCGATGCACTTCTGTAGGGTTTGAGTTCCCGGAAGCAAAAGCTATCGATGATGATATACCAGTTGACCTTCTTGCAGACATCGCTACTAGTCTGAACGACGAGCTGAACGGCTATATTGGTGTCTATGCTGCAAAGTATAAGATTGCCTACAATGATGGAATTTTCATTCCTAAGGAGAATCCGTACGTATTCCGAGCAAAATCATATAAAGATGCATTGGATGAGGCGGAAGACTACATGCGTGTGTGGAATGACCATAATGGTTCTACCCTAAGACTCGTATCAGTCGAGAAGCAGACTGCTTCGGAAGGTTAAATTAGCGTTAAAAACGGCAAAGACGATGGTTTATATTATAAACTTTTCGTATCTTTGCCACTAGTAACCAAAATATTAGAATTATGACAGAAGAAATAAGAATCAAGACAAGAGATTGGGAGAGACTTCTGAGCTACACACAGCAGCAGAAGTACAAGACTGCCATCAAGCAGGGTTGGTTCGCCAATTATCACAGCAACGCCTGGAGGCATGACACGTTCTATGGCGCATACATCTGGAAATATCCGAAACTTATTAAGGTTGTAAGGATGTTCGAAGAGATGCTAGGACATAAGCCATTATGGGAAGACATCACCGACGACAATCTGCGCGACCTCTTCGAGAAGATCCAGGAGAACTACGCTCCTAACTCGGCAAGAACCGTATGTGCAACCATCAAGGCTGTGATACGTGAGAACGATGCTACCAGGGAAATCCCTAGTCCTACGTTCGGCAGAATACTTAGAGCGAAGGCTGTACCGGTCCAGTCTGTATATCTCTCTGATGAGGAGATAAACAGAATCATAAAGTACAACCCTCACGGGAAAACAAAAAGATATGTTCAGAGAATGTTTATCATGGAATGTCTCTGTGGCGCACGTTACAGCGACTGCCAGAGAATGACGGAAGAGAACATAGATGATACCGGACACTTCCTCGTCTATGTTACTCAGAAAACAAAGACCGAGGTAAGGGTTCCACTTCACAAGAAGCTCCGTCCGTTCCTCGTATGCGGTACTGGTGACGAGCCTCTTCCGGGTGAGATAGGTGAAAGGACGTTCAATAGAGCTCTCCGCGATATCTGTCGTGACTGCGGAATAGATACGAATACAAAGGTGTTCAAAGCCGGAAAGGAAGAGACAGGAAAGAAGTATCGGTTCGTATCATCCCATACCGGCAGACGCTCGTTCGCAACGAATCTCTCAAAGAAGGGAGTGCCTCTTGAGCAGATTGCCGTCATGATGGGACATACCAGTAACGGTATGCCGAATATCCAGATGACGCAGCGCTACATTGTCGGTAAGACCGAGATTGACAGCAATACACTGAGATTGTTCGGCGTCTATGAAGAAGACCTCGATAACGGTCTAGATGAGGATTAAGCTAAAACTGGAGGTGGTTAGCAGCCATCTCCTGCCATTGTTTAACCAATTAAAATAATGAATATGGTAGAAGATTATACAGAAGAAGAGTTGAATAAACTCATCAATGAGTGCCGGAAGAAGTACGAAAAGCTAGAAAAGGAGACCATTATGAAGGCTCTGACTGGCGAGATTGGTACGAACTCCGCAATGGTGGAAGAGTTGGAGATTCTCAACATCCACTATCACGATGAAATGGATGAGTACGATATCACTGCACCTGACCTGAATCCAGATCTTATCGATAACTTCAAGAGGGCAGAGCGTGATGGCAAGAACGTCATCTTCGAGGCACAGGAATATCTTAAGATCCTGGGAATGTGCGAGGAGATGTTCAACCAGAAGATGTGGGTCAACGAAGATGGCCACATATGCGATGAAGAAGGTAATAGACTTTCCGCCGACAGAGAGCATCGTGTTTTCGAAGTTGTTAAGTGCGGGAAATAAGATATTTCTAGTTTTTCATAGCTAGATTGTTTAAATGAGTGTCCTCTCTTGCCCGTGAGGGTAGGAGGGGATTTTTAAAAACGGCCCCGATTAGCCAAAAATAGGGAGCTTCGGCTCCTGCAATTAATAACCAAGCCCTACGCAACACGGTCAAGCGATAAGAATATGACAACAGAGAATTTAGTTACAGCCAGAAACAAGGTGGATAATGTTTATGAACTGATCAATGACTTGGTTAGTAATCATAGCATTGATATGCTTGACTTGGCGTACCCAAAGCACGGTGGAAAGCAAGACGCTGGCGCTGTTGCAGAGATGATGCTGCTCCGTCAGAGTGCGAACAGCCTGTCTGAAGCTTGCAGCTTCCTTGTCGATAGACTCACGGATGCTATTGGAGACGAAAATGAAGTAAAATAATAACCATTCAGCCCTCGCTATCACGGTCAAAGCAATCTTATGATAACAACTAATATCAAATTCAACCGGGTTGTTGCAAAGGAAAATTTCAACAACAACAGTATCGAAGAACTGAAGAACGCTATTGAGAGAGGCATCCTTAGCGAAACAGGTCTGATTGTTGCAAGTGACATGAAAAAGGCAAAAGAAATATTGAACCCCGATGGTAGTCTTGAGATACAGAAGACCGTTGCAGGAGAAGCTATTGCTTTCCTCGCTGATGAGACCGCAGTGTCGGTAAGACTTATCCAATACAACCCTCATGGTCTTTTAAAATTCGTCTACACGATAAAAGCAACGGAAATCTGATGTAAAACAACCCTTCAGCCCTCGACATCACGGTTAAGTCATTTCTATGAAGAAGATTTTATTTATGCTGATGTTTGCACTTGTAACGGCATCATCCTTCGCACAGGAGAAGCATCCTTACTACTGTACCATTAGCGGTACGTACAACCTGGCGATGAAGATCAGACTAGAACTTGAATGGGGCGAGCAGAAGCAGCCTGTAGCCCTCCGTAACGAGGAGGGAAAGAAGATTGAGTTCAATAACCTCACCGACATTCTCAACTACATGTCAGCGAGAGGATGGCAGTTCGTTACCGAATTGAATTATGACGGACACATACATTACCTTCTGAAGAAGGATGTCTCTTCCCCGGAGGAGGCAAAGCAAGGACTTCGCTTCGATACAGACAAATAGCAATACAACTAGCCGCTTATCCACTTACAGATAGGCGGCTATTTTATTAAGATAACCACCAAAAAAGCAACGAAAATCATACTTTTTTCTTAAACTACGTTAATTGTAAATATTCTGTACTTTAATGAATATTGCAATCAGCTGTTTTTGCTTCTCTTGAAACCTTTAGCTATACCAGTATCTTTAAAATGCTTGTCCTCACTTTTTACTTTAATAAGTACGGTTTATGGTGAAAACAGAACTATTGTACGGAATAGAAAATCGTAGTATCTTTGTAACGCAATTCAAAGGGTCAAGGTTTGATGCGCTCAATAAAATTGGATTCTCGTTCACATTGAGTGAACTTTAATCATAGAAGACTCCCTAAGCAGCTTGACCCTGTTTAGGGTTTCTTCGTTTATATAGTTATGCCAAAAGCATTAAACATCAGAGTTGATTTGGTAAGGCAATACGCTTGCGGTTACTCCAAGGTAGAAAGGAGTAAGCGTATGACAGTATTGTGCTTTGCAATCTGGTGTAAGATGCAGCATAGCAATTCCGTGATGTTCGATATGGGAACAAGGCAATTGATGAGTTCCCTTCGTATCGGACAACCGAAAGTTCAGCTCTTACTCAACGCCATCAAGACAGATGAATTATTCTCCGTACAGAATGATGGTCGCTTCATCGTTACATCATTCAAGGATAGTACGAGAAAGCGTAATAGGTATGGAAGGGCTTTCAAAGGCGCAAAGATGTTCACGCTAGAAGTGAACAAAGAATATACACTGAAGGATATATACAACAGGCTGAACGAACTCCTGTTTTTGTTTCAGATCGGTAGTGAAGAATCGAACAGCTCACACGTTAGTGGTAGAAAAATTGACAAGACTCGCTTGTGTCGGTCCAAATTCATTACGATCAAACAATTCCAGGTTGGAGTTGGAATGTCGCATGGTTCTGTAAGTGGTATAAAGAAGAGATTGAAGAAAAAAGAAGAAATCACATCGACCATAGCCGAACTGCACATGGCTGACAAGCGAGTGCCAGGGCAGGTTGAAAAGATGCTGTTGAGATTCGGCAGAAAGAACCCTACATTCGAGAAGGGAGACAACGTATATGTAGCAATTCCTTGCTCGTATGCCATCACAGACGAAAGCGCAAAAAGAAGCTGCGGCAGACACAAAATCTACGGATACGGAAGTAGAATGACGAAAAGCCAGAAAGGTTCTGAAACAGCAAGTAAAGGCATCCTCGTTCCATTGGATAATGGCTTCGGAATGCCTGATTAAATGCTAGTGTTTCTGTTTTTGACGTTTTCACACTATTAGTTAGTGGTAGTCTTATAGAATAGCTTCTAGTATACTAGCGTGCGTGTGGGAAAAAAAAGAAAAATAATAATTTAGTAGAGGAAATTATGGAGAACAATTATGTAGCCTATGTAAAGGCTGTAGGAAACTACGATGGCTCGGCCACAGGCGGGGCCTATATCATCCTTAAAGGGAAGGATACGTATAAAATCTCGTCGAAGGCACAGGTAAATACCATTGCCTACAAGATGGAGCTGCTGACTATAGTGTCGGTCGCCTGCTCTATTCCGGACGGAGGGTCTGTGGTGATATTCACCAACAACAAGATGCTCAGAAGTCTCAATAACCTTAGAGAGATTAAGGATGGTGCTAACTACCCCGAGTTGAAAAAACTATTCCTGGAGCAGAAGAAGCGCCTGAGAAGAGTAGATGTCGTGTGGCGCAAGAAGGATGGCGAGAACATCATGTTCAACTCCGTTACGGACCACGCAGAGCAGGTCTTCGAGGAGCTTTGCAGCAAGTGTAATATTGAAGATAAAAGACGTTAAACATTAGTTCTATGGCAAGAATAACAAGAAACAAAGCTGCCTTGATACTGGGAGTATCAAGGCAGACTATCAGCAACTACATCAAGGAAGGCATCCTTGGAAGCTACGTAGGCGAACACGGCATCCTCTATGTCAACAGCGAGGATATCGAGAAATATGCTCAGAAATACAAGATGATTGCAGCAAACGAGAAGATGATTGACGAGAAGCTCAAGGAAGTCGAGTATCACAAGCGCGCAATCAACGTAGAGCTCACTGAGCTGAGAGACAGAGCTACCGCAAACGGCAAGCTGGCTGCAAACGCCGTAGGCATGCTGTTCGGTGTAATCAATACAATGTCGCATCTTGGTGTATTACCGAATCTTACCTATCGTGAGTCCAGTCTTCTGAAGGACATAATTAACGGAATGACCTATGACGAGCTGTCAATCAAGTACGGCGTGTCTGCAACGAGAATCAGGCAGATAGCAGAAAAGACTTGCAACAAACTCACCTACAATGAGGATATTGTCATTGCTGAGCTCTCAACGAACAGAACCTTGCAGTATGAGGTTGAGCGCCTGAAGAATGTAATCAAGTCGCTACAGGTAAGCTTCGACGAATACCGGCGCGCGAAAGGAGACAAGCCTGTCAGTAGCGCAGTTCTTCCTCCGCTGATCCTTTCCAGGGATATAAATGACTGCGGATTCTCTGTCCGCATCCTGAATATGTTCAAAACCTTCGGCGTATATACTGTAGGTGACCTCGTCCGTAACTTCACCGGGCGGTCGGACTTGATGAAGGTCAGGAATCTCGGTAGAAAGAGCGTCTGGACTATCCTTGACTTCGTTGAGGAAAACAATCTCGACTTCAAGGAAAACGGAGAGTCTGAGGAAGACTTCTACATCAGACTCAATAACAAGTTGTCAAACCAAAAAGATTAAGTATATGAAAATAAGACTAAATAAGATTACTGACCGTCTGGAAATCAGAACCAAAAAGAGAATGATAGCCTTCAGTTGCGATATTCTGAAAGGTTCTTATTACCTAGTACCGACTGTAAGATTTGACGTCAGTAGGGCATACGGAGAGAAGAGCATCTGGTTCTTCTTCCTAGGTGCTTTTGTGTTGATTGATATTTTTAAAATAAAAGACTAAGTATATTTTTTTTTAATTTTTAAACATTATGAGTGTAAAAAACATTATTTTGGCATCAGTACTCGCAATAGTAGTACTCGCCGCAGGTTCAGTTATCGGTTGTTATTTCCATTACAACAACCAGGAAATCTCACTTCGCCAGCAGTCAGAGGCTCAGCGTGGCAAGATTGAGGGTGTTCACGACAAGATGTGGAAGGTTCTTCAGCAGAAGGCACAGGTTACGGATGAGTACAAGTCCGCATTCGAGTCCATCTATCCGAAACTTATCGAGGGCAGATACTCAAAGGGAGACGGTTCTCTTATGAAGTGGATCAAGGAAAGTAATCCTAACTTCGACGTTTCGCTATACAAGGACCTCATGCAGTCCATAGAGATTCAGCGCTCCGAGTTTCAGACATCACAGGAGAGAATGCTCGATATCATCCGTGAGCACGAGACGCTCGTGAAGACATATCCGGCGAAGTGGTTCATCTCCGATACAAAACCTATCGAATACAAGGTTATCTCCTCATCCAAGACAAAGATGATCATGCAGCTTGGAGAGGATAACGACGTAGACCTGTTCAAAAAATAACAGCTTATGGAAATATTCATATTTCTAATCCCATTCGTGGTTGCTGCTTTCCTGTTGATTTTCTTCAGGAAGCAGACCACATGGTGGGAATACGCAGTACTCATTGTTCCTTCCATCCTCATAGGCATCCTCATGGAGTTCGTGTTCAAGCAGTCAAATGCTGCTGACACGGAGTATCTTGGAAGCTACGTGACAAGAATCCGTCATTACGATGCCTGGAATGAGTACATACACCGCACGTGTACAAGGACCGTTGGAAGCGGAAAGAATCAACGTACGGAAACATACGATTGTTCGTACGTAGACAATCACCCTGAACGTTGGACTTATTTTGATGCTAGGAACAAGGAAGAATACTTCATGACCGACAACGAGTTTAATGTAGTCAGAAAGATTCTCGGAACCCAAAGCGTGCTCATTGATATGCACAGGGATTACTACACTAAGGATGGCGATGCTCAGGAATGGGCGTGGGATGGCTCCATTGAGAACTCGTACACATTATCTTCCGAGCACGATTATAAGAATAAAGTGAAAGCATCACGTTCTATTTTTAAGTTTGAGGATATAGATTATCAGCAGGCGCGAAATCTTGGACTGTTCGAGTATCCGGATATCGTTCTTTACGACCAGAATCCTGTTCTCGGACTGAAGATCCCGAAAAATCAGGAGAAGGCGATGAGATGGCTGAACGGATACTATGGCGAGCGGAAGCAGTTTAGGGTGTTCGTCCTGTTCTTTATGAACAAGCCGGAAGAAATCGTTGAAAAGCAGCGCTCATACTGGCAGGGCGGCAATAAGAATGAGCTTGTCGTGTGCGTTGGTATTGACAAAAACAAGAATGTCAAGTGGTGCAACGCATTTTCATGGTGTGATAGCCCGGTCGTAGGCGTTAAGAGTAGAGACTGGTTTATGAGCAATCCTGTAAATCTCGAAAAGTACGCCGAGTATATCGGTCCGATTGTAGAAAAGGAATGGCATAGAAAGAACTTCGAGGATTTTGATTATCTTACCATCGAGCTTACCGACGGGCAGTACTGGGCTATCATTGTTCTCCTGCTGATATTCAACATTGTAATGAGCTCCTGGATTGTAACCAATAATTATAAAAACGATTTGTAGCGTATGAAAGAAAGACTAAAAATGATTTTCGACCGCATCGACATCTTCGTCGTGTGCATTGTCTTCGGGTGCTGCCTCACTGTAGCGGAGGTATTCATAGGAACCTGGGGAGGGTTTGTTCTTTTGTTTATAATGACTTCCCTTATTACTGAAGTCTGCTACACCCTCCGCTGCAACGAGAAACTTGAAATAGAGCTGATAGAGACAAAGGAAAAGCTGAAGAAGGCTGAGAAAGAGTCGGATACTGCAATCCATCAGATCGTCAAGAAGAGTAGAATTATCCGATTCTACGTCTTACTGGAAATGTTGTGGAGGGAGAGATGGACATGCGAACACGCAAAGGTTAATTACTGCAAGCACAGGATAACATTGAGACAACTTATCGATGCGATGAATCATTCCGATAAGAGGTGTGATGAGATTTCCAATAAAATCTCTGAGCTTACCAAGGATTTGAACGAACTCGATAAATAGATACTTGTCATAAAACAACATTCCCCACGTCATTTCCTGATGGCGTGGGGATATTCTTTGTTAACCGTTTAGATAGTCGATGACTTTTCGGTTCGCCTCGTCTATCTTCTTATTGTCGAACTGAATATAGAGGTCGGTGGTGGATGAATCCCATTCACTATGACCCAGAGCCTTACCGATAACTTCCTTCGGGATATCAATACTCGCCGCTATGGTAGCCCAGCTTCTCCTGGCAGTATACCATACTATATCCTTATGAAGCGGCTTGATTTCCTTCTTGATTAAGGCGCCTCGCTTGTTTTTCTTCATTTCTGTTGGTCCGATTCTCTTCAGGTAATCACCAAGCGTTCTTCGGAAGCTTGATTCCTTCGCTCCGTCATCCAGGATACACAGAAGGTGCTTCTTTCCCTTATACTTCCTGATTATCTCCATCGCTTCCGGCTCAACCTTGATGTCGTAGAGCCTGCCGGTCTTGTTGCGCTTGTATTGAATGCGCCCTTTCTTGATGCAGTCGGCAGGAAGTTCGAGCAGGTCGGAGAGGTTGATGCCTATCAGATAGAACCCGAGCATAAACAAGTCACGGTACTTCTCCATAAAAGGTTCAACCGGGAAGTCGCGATACTCCCTCATCTCCTCGGCACTCAGATACAGGTACTGCTGACGCTCCGTCTTGATGGAGAACTTACGGAAAGGATATTTGGTGGTAATCTCGTTATCTATGGCCCAGTTGAACACCGTACGTATGTTTCTGAGGTCGATGGCTATTCCACCGCTCATGCGGCCTTTCAGGAGCTCATGCGCCTGGAATCTTTCGAGCCAGTCCCTGTCGATGCTGTCGAAGTCGGCATGCTCATCGAAGGATTCTATTCTCTTCCTTGTTCTTAGAAATATCTCCTTGGTGCTATCCTTAGCCTTAGTCTTGATGAACTCATCGATGTAGTAGAGGATATTCTTCTCTACAGATGCAGCCCTTCCGTTGATGATGGCTTTGATTTCGTCCTTCATCCTTGCTGCCGGAAGATCACCGTTCATATAGACATATTCTTCCACGGACGCAAATAGCCTTGCTAGCATGGCCGTCTTGGCTCTTGCGTTCGGAACACTCTTCGGGAATACCATCCCGCTGAACTTGACGGTACTCGTGATGCCGGTATAGACCTGGAATCTCTTTCCCTGATAACTGATGATGAAGAAAACCTTTAGGGACTTTCCTTCAACGTACGTCTTGATGCTATTCATACTTACTCACAGATTTTACTCACAATTTTTACTCACAACTCAATTTTACTCACATATTACTCACAAAACTACTCGCATTGGCGTACATTATGCACGATTTTGTACCTATTTTGTGGGTGAAAATGATGATTTTTGATTATGTTTTTATAGTGAAAAACGATGTAAGTGGCTGATTATCAATACTTGAGCGAGATACGGGAGTCGAACCCGCCTCACAGGCTTGGGAATACTCTCTTGTATCTTGATAAAACGCTAACGCTCTGATACTTAGGGTTATCGAATAACACTGCACTCACATATTACTCACAAATTCTATTCTATTTAACTTTCTTGAGGGTGTAATAGCTATTGTAAGTTGTGTGAAACCAAAGTTTTATTGTACCATCACTTTCAAAGTCTATGTCATGGGTTCTTGGCATGCTTGACTCCGATTTATATGTGTATAATGTAAAACCAGTTGCTTCGTAGTATTGCAAACTCCATTTTATAAACGACAAGTCTTCTTTTACGTCTTTCGTCATAAAAGGTTCTTCTCCGTCATAGTATACATAAGCAGTTGCTTCGCCAGTACACTTCGTTCTCTCGCTACTCATAAGCTCCAGATAGCAATCTCCCTCTATCCTGATTTTTGGATCATAAACTCCACCGCCAGAACCACCACCGATAACTTTCCATTTGCCGATGAGATAGTTTTCTCGATCGTTCTGAATCTTCTGGTCGTTGATAGAAGAGTCATCGCTACTGCTGCATGATGTGAATGATGCTCCTGCAAGAAGTATCATTGCTGCTAATAATACCTTCTTCATAATCGTATATTTTATTATTTAACTTCTTCTAGTCCCGCATTGGTGTTGTTATGTAATGCGGCGCTCCACGTCCACCTGCTTTCTTTGCGGCGCATTGAGGGCAAAGCAACCCATAAGGTGTTATATAACCGAAGCTTCTGCCGTATCCGCATCGGTTACATATAAACTTGTGTCGAATCTTCCTGCCTTCGCAAAGCTTGAACCTCGTAGTGTGCGAATTGGCTAACTCATGGCAAACCTTGGATGACATAGGATATAGTTTTGGTTGAAGTTTCACCCTTTTCTTATATTCGACTTTTGGTGCTTCGACATTTATTTCTGGTTGTTTTTGGTTTTGGGCCTTCCAACTCTTGTATGCGAATTCTCTAATCATGTCTTCTGTTGCCCAGGGTAACGCTTCTTTCACCTCTTTATATACATCTATATATACTTTCATTATTATAATGCCTTTAATGAGCCAAGTACCTTGAAAACCTTAGTGATGGCTTCTTTCTTTATTTCCTGGTCTTCGTACTCCTCGTTGATTGCGTGGAGGGTGAAATGTTCATTGTCGGAACCCCTACGGATGACCTTTACAGTCCTTAGGTCGTTCTTCGTCATTATTGCATAAATCTCATTCATAGGCAAAAATTCTGTCCAGTCAGGTATGACCTTCAAGGCAATGATGTCTCCATTACTTATTAGAGGCTTCATGCTGTCCCCCGAAGCTCTGCACCAGAAATCAGTTCTCTCGTAACCTGGGACAGATATGTACTTCGTAGGGGTGTTCGGTGTATCATTGTACATCTCACAGAATCCTAATGCAAAGTCAACATCGTAGAACGGCTTTGCATCTTTCCCATGAATCGCTTGTCCGACAGACTTGTCGATAGCCATATTAACTAGGCTTCTATCATACATTCTTGGAACATCATCATATCGACTTCCTTCTCCTGTTTCTAACCAATTCCGACTTATCTCCAACGCTTCGCTGATCTTAAGGTAGTCTTTGGTGGTGAAAGGCGTACTTCCTTTAAGCTTTCTGCTTAGATTAGACGATCCGAGACCGACTTTCTTTGCGAAAGCGTTAGGTGTTAACCCTAAGTCTTTGATGAGAATGTTAACTCTTTCGATAACTCCATTCATAATTCATAACTTTAGTTGTGTATACGTAACTAAAACCGGTTAAATGGTTAAAGTAAGTTAAGGAGGCGAACAAAATCCGAAAAAGATTTGCTTTGTCCGCCTTTTTGTATTACCTTTGCACTCGTGAACCGGTTAAAGCAATAAAGCAATACCAACACAAACGGAGGCGGATGCGACCGAAAGTGCCGTATCTTACATTAGCACTGCAAATATACAACTTTCCTGCGTCCCCTCCAAATTATTTTAGTTAATATTAAATAAAGCAAGATGAAAAAGTTGACAAAGTCAGACATTTTGAGCATAAAGCCCGGAAAAATCGAGGTTTTTGTGTTTGAGACAGCAAAAGCTATCATGTCGGCTCGACAGTACGCTTGGCTGATAGGTAAGACTGAACCGCCTGAAGGTGTGGCGAGATACAAGACGAAGGCTAACTTCGAGAACAAGACATTGGTTATCGAGGCGGTTCCGGTTGGGTAGTAAACTTAAATAAGTAAAATATGAACGATATTCACTTAAAGAAGATTAGTCCGATGTTTGGGACTATTAGAATCGAGGGGACGGAGAAAGAACCTCTGTTTTGTGCAAGTGATGTGTGTAAGGCACTTGGATTTTCAAATCCCTGGAAAGCTGTAGGTGATCACGTCGATGACGATGACCTAACGAAACGTGAGGTCATAGATTCCCAAGGAAGAAAGCAGAATACGAACTTCATAAGCGAGTCTGGTCTTTATGCATTGATTTTTGGTAGCAAGTTACCACAAGCAAAGGACTTTAAAAGATGGGTAACGAGTGAGGTTCTTCCTAGTATTCGTCAAGATGGAGGGTATATGACCATGGCTGACGAAGAGTCCGAGGAAGACTTGATGGCTAGAGCTCTTATTGTCGCTAAAGCCACTCTTAAAAGGAGAGAGGAGCGCATAAAAGCACTAGAAACCGAGAATTATGCAAAGGATAAGGAAATTGTTGAGCTAAGTAGTACAATTTCTGATATGAAACCAAAAGTCAACTACGTTGATATGATATTGGCAAGTAAGGAAACTGTAACAACTACTCAGATAGCTCAGGACTACGGAAAGTCAGCAAAGGCATTCAATATAATGCTCAGAAACTATGGTATTCAGCACAAGGTCGGTGGTCAGTGGATCTTGTATGCGAAATATCTACCTTGCGGATATGTTCATTCCGAAACAGTTCCTATCGTTCATTCGAATGGGACATCAGGGTCTGTGATGCATACAAAGTGGACTCAGAAAGGTAGGCTGTTTCTGTATGATGAGCTGAAGAGTCGAGGTGTTATACCTACTATAGAACAGGAATTGGTTAAAAGATAAAGCCTATGCCCCGCAAGAAAGTATCAGTAGAGCCTGTCGAAAAGATTTGGCTCTCTACAAAAGAGTTCGCCGAGTATATCGGCATGAGCACTGGTTATATACACGACCTAAGAAAGAGCGGTCAGATCCATCATTATATGATAGGCAATACCGCATTCTTTAAAAAGTCCGATATAGATGAGCTCATTGAAGAGCATAAAGTGTGTTGAAAATTGGTATGGTTAAAGTTATATGTTTGTTTCATTTGCTCGTGAGAGCATGTTGTTAGTTATTTTGTTTACGTCTACAGCGGTAGACACTTTGGGGCGATGTCTGTTCGTTTAGCTTCTTTCGCCCCAAATCAGACTGAGTAGCTCAGTTGGATAGAGCATCGGTTTCCTAAACCGAGGGTCGAAGGGTCCGAGTCCCTCCTCAGTCACACTCTTTTTTTTAGTTCCGTTTAGTAGTTGAATTCCTCTCTGACGGCGCAAAGGTAAGTCCTTATACCTTATAAAGTAGGTCGTTCGGGCAGCGACAATCTTGCGTCAGATGAGAGTTTCGTTGAGCGGACATGGAAGATAGTTCTTTGACATGTTGATGCACAGAAATAGTATGCGTGTAAAAGAAGTAACTGGAGAGCATCAATGGATGCCGTGACCTGGCGAAAGGACGCACGACATACGAAAATCCAGCTAATCTGCATCAAGTAAGCAGACGGACTACACCGGAACGAAGAATTGTCGGTGCAAGCACTGCCGAAAACGTTGCAGTCTGGTAAATCCAAATGAAGTGAGAATTGCTCATTCATAAAATATAATCAAGAGGTTAGTAGTGTAACTGATGCACGGCGATAACAAAATGATACCGATCTTATCATCGCAAGAGGTTCTTCGTTGAGCCCTAGCCTCCAAAAAGTAATTCATTGTATTTCATATTCAAATTAATTCAATTAAAAATGCAGCTCGTCTGTGAAGATAGGCTGCATACATCGCAGGTTGGAGCAGTTGGTAGCTCGCTAGGTTCATGACCTAGAGGTCACAGATTCGAGTTCTGTACCTGCCACAAATGTTTATTGAAAGCTCTAAATTGTTTATATGTGAAAAGATTGTTTCTTGCGTATCTTGTCTGAGAAGATAGGATACGTCTATTTCTTTTAGAAGGAATTATTTTTTTATTTCTGAGGAGAGTAGCTCAGTAGTAGAGCGCCAGGGGAAGTGTCCTTGGAGGTCGATGGTGCGAATCCATCCTCTCTTCCCAATTTTCTTTCATTTTTCAAGAATTTTGATTGGTTAACTTATGCGTCGCCCAGTAGCTCAACTGCATAGAGCCGCGGTTCTCTTTCCGCGAGGTTGGGAGTTGGAGTCTCCCCTGGGCTTCCCAAGTAGGTAAATTTCAAAAAATATTTTTTCATTAGCTGACAGAGGTCGGCACTTTTTCTTATAAGTCATTTATATTTTAATTTGAGTATTAATATCCTCTTGCTTGTGAAAGTAGGAGGTACAAGCCACATTAGCTCAGTTGGTCAGAGCAGTCCAAGATACCGACAGGTCGCAGGTTCGAGTCCTGCATGTGGCTCACTTAATTGTGAGTGCCATAAATTTACAGTTTTTGATTATCTTTGGGAGTGAGGGTGTCTATTGTCCCTCCTCCCTTTAACATTGACTTCTACTCCATCTCACAATAACCACGTGCAATCACCTCTCCTGCCTTGCGTGGTTGGCTAAACGGAGAGGTTTTATATAGATGAAAGTTAAAAATACAATAAGAATCAGTAAGGAAAACATTAATGCTCTTCGGAATCTGGAATGCGTTGAAAGCATAGAACAGAACGGAAGGGATATTACTGTTCGTCTTAAACCGGAATATACGGATGGTAAGCTCGAAGCCCGAAATGGTGAATATCTTATTCAGTGGGGTAACAAAATGTGGCAGAGATATGGCTCTGAGGCCATCAATCTGCTTTTTAAAAATCCCGGAGCGGAGGCCGGCAAGACATGGGACGCGTAGGTTCAAAGAAGTATTACGCTCCTGACGGGAACGAATACGATTCAAGAGAGGAGTATCTGTACTTGCAGGCCATCATTGATGATCCTAATATAAGCTGTATTCATAGGCAGGTGACCATTACGGCAATCAAGCCTGTATGGATGCTGAGACCAAAGCAGCTTAAAACTAAGGTCAAATATGAGAGAAGGTCACTGCTTTACGGGCATAACTATACTGCCGACTTCGTTTACCGGGAAGGCGAGAAGATTGTGATATGTGATGTCAAGAGCCTCTATACCTCAAAGCTCAGAGAGTTCTCGATTACAACAAAGGCTGTGGTGGCAAGACTTATCGCTCACAATAGGAAACGTCATAACGGCGAGTCTGTTGTGATATTCCGTAAGGCTATCAAGATAAAGAAGAACGAGTGGAAAATCGTTGATTATCCACCGTCCGATTGCTATATTATATAATAAGGTATAAAACAAGAAGATATGGTTATTATTATCAATAGTCTCATAGCAACAGTAGCTATGTTCGCTGCATGCGCATTCGTCGCACATCTCCTTGGTTGGGATAAGGAAGACTAGTAGTTTAATTCTAAATATTTTAAATTATGGACAAAGACAAAATTATCGTCAGTGTAGTAATTGACAAGCAGGCTCTTGTTGACAGAGCATTCGACATCTCGAAGAATCTTTCTGAGTTCAATGAAATCAAGAAGGTTATCGACGGCAAAAACCAGTTTACTCGTGATATCGACGAGATTGATGATGAAGGCAAGAAGGAGAATAATACGAACCTCTTCGCCAACATCGCATTGGACATTATTCTCAGTGATAACCCGGAACTGAAAATCACCAAGCGCATCAATTCGCTTGAGGACAAGAAGAACTCTTTCCTCGCTAAGATGAAGAAGCTCGGCGAACTCCAGGAAAAAGTGAAAAACGGAGAGGTGCATGGCGCTGAAGGTTTCCGTGAGTTGTTGAAAATAATGGAGGAGGACGTGTAATGGGCGTAGTATCAAAGTACGGCAACCTGTATGATGTCAAGAAGAACATCATCTGCCACGCTCCTGTCACTTCTTCACATTTCGAAAGTATTTTGAAGAAGGGCAATGTACTTCCTATGATGAATGGCGTAACAACACCAACATTGTTCGGAATTCACGCGGACAAGAAATTCAAGCGTGGACGCTGGCGCCGAGTATTAACACATTAATTCATATAACAATGGCAAAAGAAAAAGCAACTATTTCAGCAACCCTCGGTCATGAGTACGAGGACCTGGAGGAGCGTGAGGATTTCCTCGCCAACAACGCGGACTCTGTTGAGAAAATGGAGTTCATCAAGCGATTCAACTCTGATGAGCTGATGAAGAAGAAGGACCTGTTCGCTCTTCAGTCTGCACGGGCATCTGACATCGAGGAGGAAATCAAGGATTTCCGTGAGCAGAAAAAGGCAGAGCTGAAGCCTATCAAGGAAGAGATTTCTTCTCTCCTTAAGGAAATCAAGCAGAAGGGTAGCATGGTTAACGAGAAGGTTTACAAGTTCGTTGACCGTGAAGCAAAGATGACTGCCTTCTATGACAAGGAGGGTAATCTTGTTTCTTCCCGTCCGGCAACACGTGACGAACTCCCTAGCAATGTATACTCAATTAACCGTGATCAGCAGGCTATGTAGTCTGCTTTCACATAGTTTCTAAATTCTAAAATATTTTGTAAAATGGACAATGAAAAATTGCAGATAAACCTCGCTCCTGGACAGGAGCATGCGGAGCTTGTTATCCGTGAGGTAGGTAACGAGAACCCTTATAAGCTTCCTGCAAAGGAGCCTCTTAATCTTCAGGTAGACGGTGTTATTACCTGTATCTATGCCTTCCTTGAGAAGCGTTGGGGTACAGAGCAGATTGACAAAGAGCATACGCATATCCTGGTTAATCGAGAGAAGCTCGTTGTTACTCTTGTTACAAACGAGAATGATGAGCGCACTACACAGACAATTATCGGCTCTATCCAGCTGTCTCGTCAGTTTACGGGATTTCATATCAATGACGGTCAGTTGTGGAAACCGGTACAGCTTGGTGACTTTTTCCGACTCAACCGTTCTTTCTTCGAGACGAAGGAGAAGAACATGGAACTCGTCAATCTCCTCAAGAGCTTCTCGGCGAAGGTTCAGACAACAATCAAGAAGGAATACAGCGACAATGGTTCCGTGACTGACAACTATGAGAAGGCTGTAGACTCTAATCTTCCTCCATCGTTCACTATCAATATTCCTATTTTCAAGGGCGCAGAGCCTGAGAAGCTTTCAATCGAGACTATCGCTCACGTCGAAGGCAACATGGCATTACTGACGCTTATCTCTGCTGATGCAGAATGTATCATCGAAGAATCCCGCGACAAGATCATCAATACGGAGCTTGATAAGATTCGTAAACTCTGTCCTGAGATTCCTATTATGGAAGTGTAATGACAGAAATGGATAACAGAATAGCAAAAATGCCCGCCAAGATGGCCTTTGCTGTACTTGACTTGCGTAAGGTGCATGCGTGCATCATGGAACTTCCACGAAGCAAGTCGGTACAGCTGGCCCGAAAGGCGGCATACCTCAACTACATTGAAGGTGAGGGTAGAAAACTCGGTAAGGTTCCACTTCATTATGAACGCCTTAATGAAAAGGGCGAAAGCGTGACGGTGGAAACTTACTTCAGGTATTTAGATAGGGTACATTAATTTTTAATTCTATACAAATGGATATAGAGCAGTTAAACAAAACGCCTCATAATCAGATTTGCGATTTGGCAAGAGACAGATTTATCGAGGTGTACAATCAGAAGTTCGGAGAGGGTGGAGAAGTATTCTTTGAAGAGCAGAAGGCATTCTTCAACGAAGAACTTCTCAATGGCTCGTTCAAGGGCTATCTTGAAAAGGCTCCATCACTGAATATTCATGATGCCTTCATGAACCTGGCAATTAACGGTTTGTCTCTCGAAAAGGGAACTACGACACTCTGTTACCTCATGGGCTACAGTAACTACGACAAGAATACCCGACAAACGAATTATACGGCCAAGATCACCTATACTGGATATGGAGAAATCCTTCTTCGCCAGCGAGCCGGTCAGATTGTTCGTTGTGACAATCCTGTCGTAGTTTACAATTGTGACGATTTTCGTTTCGGTGAACGAGACGGTCATAAGTACGTTGATTACGCAAAGACCTATCCTCGACCTGAAAATTCATACATCGTTGCTTGTTACGTGAAGATTATTCTTCCGAACAATGCCTACGATTACTTCGTTCTTGACCGCGAAGGTATCGACCGTCTCCGTACGTATTCGGAGAAGTTCGGAGGTAAAGACCACAAAGCCAACGCTCTTTACGGCGGAAACTATGTCGGAAACGATGGTAGAACGTATTTCAGAGATATCGACACAGGCTTCCTTATCTCGAAGACATGCAAGCATGCGTTCAAGGGCTATCCTAAACTGAAGGTTGGTCTGGGCGCTCTTTTGCAGGCCGATATCGACATGCAGACTCAGCAGAAACCGACTCAGGAAGCCTTTGGCGCCGGAGATACCGCACCGGAAGACAAAGGCGTCAAGGTAAAGGTTGACAGTGATTCACCATTTTAAAATTGTTATATATGGCAGAAAATACAGAATTGCAGTTGGTACAACAACAAGCCAACAATATTACAAGACAGATTGCAACGCTAAAATCTGATACGGAAAATGCGGTGCAAGCCAACAGGAAATCTTATGAGGCATGCGTGAATGCAGGTGAGTCTCTGTTGTTTGATATTGGCGTATCCGGAATGAACGATGCTCTTGACGAGAGAGCCGCTGAGTTTATCAAGAAAGCTAAACTGACAGAGAAAGCAATGACGGAGAAACGTAAGGGTGTTACCCAAGTGTTCGATATTGTCCGTAAGGGTTTTACTATGATGGAGAACCTTATCTCTATCAAGAACACCGATTCTGTTGTCTATAAGATTCAGGAGAAGCGCAACGAGTATGCGGCATACAAGCTTGAACAGCAGCGTAAGGCTGAGCAGGAACGTCTGCGCCAGGAGCGCATCAAGGAGGCCAAGATTAAGCTGAAGACTGATACGATTGATATCTTGAACAATCTCCTCACAGAGCATTCTTCTGCTGCTATCAACTCACTTAATAACACGTTCTCTCTTCTCACCCTTGACAACAAGGATGAAGTTAAGAAACGTATTACAGAGTGTTCTGATGTTCTTGACCTCGGACATCTGTTCGTTAATAACAAGCCTTCATACTCTTCTGAAATTGATGAGAATGATGCCAAGGAGATTATGAATGGAGCCTACAAGGAGGTTTCCGCTTCTCTTCTTGCATCTTATAAGCAGACCGTTAATGCTACACGTGATGAGCTTCTTATGAAGTTTGATTCTAAGATTGCTGAACTTCTTGAAATCAAGAAGGCAGAAGAGGAACGCAAACGTAAGGAAGAAGAAGCTCGCAAGGCTGAAGAGGAGCGTAAGCGCAAAGAGGAGGAAGCACGTAAGGCTGCTGAGGAAGAGCGCAAGAAGCAGGAGGAGATTCAGCGTATCAAGGACGAGGAGGAGCGCAAGCGCAAGGAGGCAGAGCGGAAAGCTGCCGAGGCTGAACGCAAGGCAAAGGAAGCCGAGCTGAAGGCTGCTGAGGAAGAGTGCAAACGTAAGGAAGCAGAAGCTGCCGCTGCTGAGGCTGAACGTAAGGCTAAGGAAGAGGCTATCCGTAAGGCTGATGAGGCTGCTAAGGAAGAGCAGCAGAGAAAGCTTGCGGCTGAGCAGGAGAAGCGTGATGCAGAAAATGCAGCCCAGCACGCTACCGCACAGGCCCAGTCACTCTTCGCTCAGACTTCCGTTGGAGAAACCGGTAAGCAGAAAATCAAGGTAACAAAACGCCTTGTTGTTACCGACAAGAATGCCTGGCTCGACATCATCCAGCAGTGGTGGACGATTGAAGGCTCCAAGATGGCTCCTGACAAACTTGCTTCTAAGTTGGAATTCATGCGCAAGGCTTGCGAGAAACACGCAAACAGCGAAGAAGAGTATATCGTTTCTCCTTATATTAGATATGAGGATGAGGTAACGGCTAAGTAATATGGCGGAACAACCGTTTGACCCTTATTATTCTCGTGGTGAGGTCTCCAATTCGGACCTCACTGCGTTGAAATTTGCCCTGAACCCGCAGCTCAACTTCGTAAAGGAAGAGGACAAGAGAAAGGCTTTCCATCTCGGAACTCTCGTTGACGCTCTCGTTACCGAACCAGAAAAGTGCAATCATTACGCCATGACGGTCGATGACGAGAAATATACGGAGAAGGATTGGAAATGGGGGCTAGACCGGCTTGCTGTTCTGAAGAAACAGGCAACGAAGGATAGGTTCCTTGATTTCGTCCTGAAGAATGCGGTCGGTCAGAAAACATTCATCAATCCGCATATGAAGATGGAATACCAGGGCTTCGAGTTCGAACTTCCGGTACGCTGCAAGTTTGACTGGTGGCTCGGGGAGTTCGGCGGTGATTTGAAGACCACCGCAGCTACGTCACAAGAACAATTTGAAGCTCAGATTGATTTCGTCGATTGGGATAGAAGCCGTGCATGGTATATGGATCTTACGCACAGTATAGACCCAAGATACGGAAACATGGACTTTATCTTTGCGGTCTCCAAGACCAAGAAGAAAGTATTCTATAAGAAGATTGAACGTGGTGACGAGTTGTATTTGCGTGGTAGGGAGAAGGCTCTTGAATGGGCTTTCCGCATGTGGTGTTTATTATAATTTATTATTATGTCAGATAAACCGAAATTATACGATTATCAAGAAGAAGGTGTGCGCATGGAGCTTGCCATGAAGCGCTGTATCAATGGCGATGACATGGGAACCGGTAAGACGGTTCAGTCTATCGTCGCCATTGAACGTGCAAAGGCAACTCCCTGCCTTGTTGTTTGCCCTGCTGCACTTAAGGTTAATTGGGAACGAGAGATAAGGAAGTTTACGAACCTCCGGCCTCTCATTCTTACCGATTCCGTTAATGCGACATACGGATACCATCTTACTAAGATGAACCTGTATGATGTAGTGATATGCAATTACGAGTCGCTTGCAAAATACTTCGTCGTAAGCCTCGGTCCGAAACCGTTACGGCTGAAAAACTTCCTGTTTCGTGATGAACTGAAGATTATCAAGTCTGTGATTATCGACGAGTCTGCAAGAGTCAAGGATCCATCAACAAGGCAGTCTAAAATCATCATGGGACTGTGCCAGGGTAAGGAGTATATCTATGAGCTTACAGGTACGCCCGTTGTCAATCACGCAACAGACCTGGCCTGCCAGCTTGCTATCCTCGGTCGTCTGAACGACGAGTTCGGAGGGTTTGGCGAGTTTTGTAACAGGTACGGCGAGAATGAGAATCTTGAAGAGCTTAACCGGAAGATACACGAAACGTGCTACTTCCGCAGAGAAAAGAAAGATGTTCTTAAGGATTTGCCGGATCTGACCAGAACGACCATCAGTGTCGCCCTCGACCCGGAAACGCAGGAAGAGTACGATACCTGTCAGAAAGACCTGCTCACGTTCCTTCTCGAATACAAGAGCTGCTCCGAGGAAGAGGCTAGGAAAAAGCTTAGAATGAAGGCTCTTGTCAGGTTTATGAACCTTCGCTCGATATCCGGGCGAGGGAAGATGAAGGCGACTATAGAGTTTCTCCATGATACCGAAGAACAGATAATCGTATTTGCCGAGCATCGTGATGTCGTTAGTGCAATCAAGAAAGAGTTCCCGGATGAGGTTTGCACCGTAACCGGTTCCGATAGCCAGCAGCAGAAGCAGTGGGCTATCGATTCTTTTCAGGCTAGGAAAAAGAGAATCATCATCTGCTCCATCAAGGCAGCAGGCGTAGGCCTTACGCTTACGGCTTCTTCCAATGTGGTGTTCGTCGAGCTCCCATGGACGATGGCGGACTTGTCGCAGTGCGAATGCCGCGCCTATCGTAACGGCCAGAAGAATGCGGTTACATCGTGGATTCTTATGGGCGCAAATACCATCGATGGCTATCTTTATAGCTTGATTATGCAGAAAGGCTCAATAGCATCAAAAGTTACGGGCGAACAGGACTCCGCTATCAAGGATGCAGCTTATTTTGACGAGCTGGCCGATTTGGTTTTACAAAATTCTTTAAATAAAAAATAATGGAAATTCAAGGAAAAGTTATTGCCGTTTTACCTGAAAGAAGCGGCGTTTCTGCAAGAGGTGAGTGGAAGTCTCAGACTTATGTAATAGAAACACAAGAGCAATATCCTAAGAAGATGGCCTTTGATGTTTTTGGAGCAGACCGTCTGGCTCAGTTCAACATTCATAGTGGTGAGGAAATCCTAGTTTCTTTCGATATTGATGCTCACGAGTATCAGGGCCGTTGGTTCAACAGCATCCGTGCCTGGAATGTTACTAAGGTGTCACAACAAGCTATGGCAAGTTCTGCTAATGCTGCTGGCGTGGCAAACCCGACGAATCAGCAAAATCTGTTTCCACCTGAACAGCAGTCTGCACAGCAGCAAGCACAGCAACGAGGGAACTCTGATGACCTTCCCTTCTAGTGTAGAATTAATCAAACGAGCATTCAACGCTTATGTGGTTCAACCTGAAAAATGTGTTTGAACTTGAAACGTTTAGAACAAAAGTAGCCGAGTTGGAGAACAAAGGCGCGATGGTAGAGCTGAAAGAAAAACGTGGACGTTCTTTGAAGCAGAATGCCTATCTTCATTTGCTCCTATCTGCATTCGGTCTCCAATACGGCTACACTCTAGACGAAGTTAAGACGCATTTCTATAAGCTGGTAGTGAATAAAGATATATTCCTCAGAGAAGGGATTGATAAATTAACAGGAGAATGCTATAAGTATCTCCGTTCTTCTGCTGACCTTACGAAAGACGAAATGAGCAAATCAATTTCTGATTTCAAATCGTGGGCAAAAGAGGAAGCTGGATTTGATTTTCCTGATTCTGATGAATATATCGCACTACTTCATATTCAACATGATATAGAAAGACAACAAAATTACATACAATAGCTTATGATGTTACCAACTAATATACGTCAGAAGTCAGGCGAGCTATTCCCGAATGACTTGGAAAAGCAGAAAATCTTTTGCATGGGTGCAGCGTTCTCGTTAGGCAACGATTTGTCGGATTTCGAGATTACTACAGAGCAAAAACAAGAAGAATATTATCCTTGCAAAGAAGCTCTTGAAATGTGGCTCGCATACAAGAAAGAAAAACGTCAGACTTACAAGCCACGTGGGTTAGAGGCTCTTAAAAAGAAACTTCTACAGTTGTCAAGCGGAAATCCCGAATACGCAAAGGTTATCGTTGAGTATTCTATGGGCAACAACTATACAGGGTTGTTCGCTCCTAAAAATAATGGTGTGAATAGTTATGAACAACAGCAACGAACTTACAACAAGATTAACTCAATCCTTGCCGGATGAGTACAAAAAAGCAATCGAAGAATTTGGCGCGCAATACGCTTTGTTCTTAAACAAATACCCGACTCTTCAGAAAAGAATCAGCAGTGTTCCTACAGTATACGACTCTGTAAAGAACGGCGGTCTTTCGTTTGTGGAAATCGATAAGTATTTCAAGGATGGGGCAAGCGAATGGTGGATTAGAACAATGGTCATAGACTTATTTATGGTCCTTGGCGCGTTCGATGTCACTACTCCTTACCAGTTTAAGGCGATTGCTCAGAGAATCAGGCAGGAGTACTACCATGTTACACCTAGCGAGCTCACAAGGTTCTTCTATGAGTTCTCTATGGGTGAATATGGTGAAATCTATGTTGGCAAGACCGTGAATCCTCAGAGACTTTTTATAGCTCTCGACAAGTATATGTGCAAGGTATACGAAAAGAGAGCCGAAATAGACAGCCAGAGAAACCTCGACAAGCAGAAGATAGAGGATGAGAAGGCTAGGATGAACGCTATATCCTACGAAGAGTATTGCCGCAGGGTAGGCATAGACCCGAAAGAATCCCCTCTTGAAAAGCTAAAGAGAAAACTTGAAAAAGAATCAAAACGAGACAAAAATGGCAGACGTAAGTAAAATGGCAGAGGAATGGATCAATGAACATCCTGATGCGACAAAGAAAGAAATATGGTTAGCCGGTTATTGGCAATCTACCGATAACTGGTGCAACCGAACCAAGTAAATTTTAGAATTATGGCAGAAAGAAAAGTGAAACCAGAAATCATGCATTTGATGATTCTTAGCAAATGCAACTACAAATGTGAATTATGCTGCAATAAACTGTACGATATTGAGAAAATTCCAGTCGCTACGGTTAAGGAATTGAAAACAATACACACTTTGTGTATTACGGGCGGAGAACCATTCATGGCAAGTATCGACATTGATGATTTCGCCCGCAGTGTCAAGAAAAATTTTCCGAACATCGAAAACATATTCGTTTATACAAGTGGACTCATTCTCATGTATCGTTTACCACATATTTTTTCTTATATTGATGGTCTTAGTATTTCTCCAAAAAGTATGAAAGACTGGTTGGCTTTGGAAAAAATTGCCAACAGCACCTCTCGTGATTACCTTAACAATATTTCTAGATTGTCTAGTAACCGCTTGTATGTGTTTAAGGAACAGATTTCATTTTTCGAGGAAAGATTTAAGCCCATCGCGAAGAAACTGAACCTTAACGTTCTGTATCGTACGTGGGATAAGGAGTTTAAGACTCCAGACAATGAGATTTTCAGAAGATTACCAATACTTTTAAATTAGTTGATTATGGTAGAAAGCAAAGGTAAAATCGCAGAAGTTACTAACGCAACCACCAAGCAGGCGATTGTGTTCATAGGAGTTTACTCTTGGGTTGTCGTAAGAAACCTAGGAAGAGCAATAAACAAGGCAGTTCACAAGCTGCCCTGGTTGTTCATCGCGATAACGGTAGTAATATCATTCATTGTTAGCTTCGTTCTTATCTCTAAGGCTAGGGCAGAACGAGATAGCTACAATCAAAAACTAGTTCACGCAACGCAGCAGCTTGATAGCTATGTAGCTGCATACGGAAACATTAAATCAAAGTAATATGAAGAAATACAAACATACAATAGTGATGATCCTGCTTATCATCGCAGCAATTATCGCAGGTTACGGGTTCATCTGCTTCATGGTTGAACATATTTTCCTTTCGCTCCTGATGCTATTCTGTATCAGCTGCGCATTGGCAGTAAAGAAGGAGGTGTAGGAATGTCGGCATATAATTTCACACCAAAAGGAGCATTCTTCATCAACTACAAGGAGCCGGACAGGGAAACAGTAGACCATATCACTTCGCTCTATTACCTCATTATCGGTTCTCTCGCTACAATCACACAGACGGCAATCAAAGACTTGCACGACAATCTCAGTGAGAGGAAGGACCTGTTTAAGCATGAACTTAAGTATCGCATAAAGGAGGCATTCTCCCGTTCAGAGACTCTTATAGGTATATTCAAGAAGTATACTACCGAGATTTCGCAGTACGAGCTCTGGCTTGATATCACAGACAGCATGGAGGAAGACCTGAAGATTGACATACAGAGACTCTTCTACACGACCGATAACGTTCTTCTGAAGAACAACATCAAGGAACACAAGCTTCAGGCGTATGCATGCGTAGCTTACAACCTGTCAATCATGCTGCACGATATGTGTACGAAGTTTGATGACGTTATGAGTGAACGTGGCATCAGTTCCGGCAGCATAAGACCTTGCGGAGAATTCATACAGTCTATGTATGGTATGTATGCCTCGATGAGAGAGGTTGCCAGGATTCTCATACCGGACAAGGATGCTGAATACTTCAAGGAAGGCGGTCAGATTTACCGGGCGTTACAGGTTGTTGCAATGAAGGTATGCAATCCGGAAAGGATAGACAAAGCTGCCGACGAAGGACTGAAGCTTAATGGCGTTGACTATCATGGTGAAGAACACCAGAATAACGCATTCCTTCCTTGGAATGGCATCCAGGTTAACTTCCTGTCACGCAACTTTGATAAGATGTCTGATGAAGAACTTGCAAAGGCTCTAGGACGATCTGTTGGTGCAGTAAAGGCAAAAATGAGACAACTTAAGCTAAAACGCAATAACGATTAGGAGGTGTAATTATGGAAGATTTGCCTGTAGGCGCAGAAGTCACATTAAAGGTGGTTGAGACCAAGGAAGCCGATTGTAGCGGTTGTTTCTTTGATGAAATTGCAAACTGTATCAATATAGACATGTGTAATCGAATCAAGTGCGCATCAAATGAGCGAAAAGACGGAAAGAATGTTCAATTCAAAAGAATAAAGTAATATGGCTACAGCAAATTTTGAAATTGGGAATAAAGAATTTGAGGTACGTTTCATACCTGAATCAGGTTATCCTCCAACAAAGAATGAACGTGGTTCTTCATTGATTGAGTATGATGTAACGACATACAAGGATAATCAGCCAATGATGAAGAAGTTCAACCAAAAGAAACGTGTTTATTTCGACCTTGAAGGTAATGTTTATAAGAGTAAACAGAGTAATAAGGTGTGGTTTAATCTTTATAAAGCAAGTTAATGGTTATGGAAGAAAAGGTTAATATAGCGGAAATTCTAAAGGATAAGCCGCAAGGAACTAAGTTGTATGACTTATTACGCAATATAGACGTAAAGTTAGATGAAGTTCACATAACAGATGTTGGCACTTATATTGAATGTACATCAACTAATGAAGTAGGCAGCACTTTTTTGTTTGATTATTCAAAATTAGGTACAGAAGAAAGTTGGCTTGATGGCTTACAGATTCTCCTTCCTTCCAAAGAAATGCGAGACTGGTCTAAGCTCGCTTGGAATACAGGAGACATTCTAGTTAACAAAGATGGAAATGCACATGTTATCTTCGAGGGGTTTGATGATGATACCTACGAAACTTTCAATGGTAATAATTATCTGTGGGAAAATGAGGGTATTACAATGTGCTTCGGAGAGTATGAAGACGAATTGCCAACATCAGATTTCAGCAAAGCAAACAAAGAAGACGCTCAGAAATACATCCGCCAAATAGAGAAAAGACTAGGCTATAAGTTAAACTTTGAAACTTTGAAAATTGAAAAGTCTGAGTTCAAGGATGGGGATGTTGTCACCATTATGCCTCATATTGGAGATAAGCTTATCTATCTTTTCAAAGCAGAAGATGACGAAAAGTATTATGGTCATGTTTTTCTTGACGGTAACATAGCTATTGTTAATGAGGATAGTTATTGCCAAAAAGACTTTTGTACAGCTCGTACATCTACAGAAGAAGAGAAGCAGCAGCTCTTTGAAGCTCTTGCAAAGAAAGGCAAGGCTTGGGATGCTGAGAAGAAACAGATTGTGGATATTAAAAAAGAACTCCAATTCAAACCTTTTGAGAAAGTATTAGTTAGAGATAGTTATAATGATATGTGGAGAGCAAGTTTCTTTAGTCATATTAAAGAAGATGATGGAAGATATGTAACTACATGTTGTACTTGGAAATTCTGTATTCCTTACATCGGCAATGAATCATTGGTAGGTACAACTAAAGACGTGGAGGGCTAGATATGGACGAATCTTTTAAGAAAGAACTTATAGAGCATTGTAAAAGGCAAATGCAACGCTTTGAGAGAATGGGAAGAACTGATTCTTTCGCATATAAAGAACATGCTGTTTTACTTAGTTTTCTTGAACGTCCATATTTACCTTTTTAATATAGTAATAGTTATGATAGACATAAAGAAGAAAATCCAAGCCGCCAGAGATTACGCAAGCAAAAGCTATCGTGTAATCAGAAAGGTTAGCAAAAACGGCTTTATGGTTCAAAGAGATAAAAATGCCGATAAGCATTTCTTGGATGGCATTGATTGGGCAGAGAAAGAGATATTCAAAGATTTGATTCACAATGCTAACGAAGTTCCTCAAATTGGCAGAGGAAGGATTCTTGCATACTCAAGAGACTGCGGTTATAGAAATCTTTACAACCTATACGATATGATGTACAAAACTGATTGCGGCACATATCAAGAAATGTGGGAATTAGAAGTTAAAGCGTACCGTTTGAATGGTTGGATATACGCAGATGAATTGTTTGACTTAATTATCAAAGGAGGTGAGCAATGAAAGAACTTAAAGTTGGAGAAAGAGTAGTCTTGGACATCGTTGTAACTAAGACTGTAACTTGTGCAGGTTGCTTCTTTGATGGTAAGGGTGCTTGTGAAGTTTGGAGACAATATCCATGCGCAAGAGAACAACGCTCAGACCGTAAAAATGTAATCTTTAAAGAAGTTAAGGAGTAAAACGTATGAGTAGAAATTTAATGAGAATGGCTTTAATAATGGCTGCTACGGCAGCTTATGCACAAGATGATATTTTCGGGTGTTCAAGTCCTAGACTTGACGCACCAAGCGGCAATATTCCTTTTGATAAGCAGAAGTGTCAGCCAAAGGCACAGCATGAGTTCACCATCAAGGGTGTTAAGATTATGGCAGCCTCTAAGAAGGATGCTATAAAGAAGTTTAATCATCGTAAAAAGTAAAGAGATATGTTATACGAAGCAAAACAAGGTACAAAGGCTTGTGAATACATTAAGAGTATTCTCGATGCAGAATTTGAAGAGCATCAAGCCTACATGAAAAGAGTAGAAGAAGCCGTAGGTTTCAAATTTGAAAAATATCAGGGCTATCAGCCTAACAGAACTCTCACAAGAGAGTACGAGATTACCGCTATATGGGTTCTTTCTGAGCGTTACGATACGTTAGATAAGAAGGTGTGGAAGAAGGTAGACAGTGTAAAATTGGAGGACGGTTACTATATAGCTATTGCGCCTAACAAGCGTAGTAAGCAAGGTAAGGCAATAGCAGCAGTACTTACATCATATAAATCCTTTACTCATCATTTCAAGATATTGAAGGAACTGAATATCGAAGTTCCGCACGTCAGCCGATTCTCCATCACCCAGCTTTTACGTCACAAAGACCGCATTTTCGTTTACTTCGATGATAGTATTAGAGCTGAAAAGCAAAATCCAGACTTCGTGGAAATCACGATAGGTGAATATGAGGATTTCATTAATGGTAAAGACTAAGCGTATGGATAAGTTAGAATACATTCCAGGAGATTTGGTGATGACAAATGGAGTACCACTAGGTACAGCACAGAATGTCGTTTACAGAGTAACATCATCTGACCCATCAAAGACTTTGAAGTTAGACGATGGAACGGTTCTGAAAGGTGTTGTTCGCTTAGAGAACATCGAAGGTGCGGTATTTGGAGAGAAAGGCTATCTCTTAGGCGATAGCTGCGCTTGGGTTAAGGATATTGTTCCGATTCCACTTACTCCTGAGATTCTAGATAAGAATGGATGGAGAAAAGAAGAAGAGAATTACTTTAATGATAGCTACCATATATTCTTAGAATGCAAATATGAGAAATACTCTGCCTACAAAGTTGTACATAATAATGTAGTATGGCTAAGAGACGTAAGAAGTGTTTCCGATTTACAGCATCTTCTCTTCGGTATTGGTATTAATCACGAAATGGAGGTGTAGGTATGTTAAGAGAAGATATTAGAGGAATATGTCACAGACCTTGTATCTACAATGATAAAGATAAGTGTGATATGTGGGATGAGTTATCTGTTCCTGATGAAACAGAAGAGTGTGCAAATCAGATTGATGTTTAACGCCTTCGGGCATAAATAGTAGTAATATGGATATTGTACCATCTTGTTTTTGCTGTAAGCACATGAAACTAAAAGATAGTTTTTATTGTGATGCTTATAATAAAAAAGTAGAAGAATCAGATTGTCACAATGATGATAATCCAAAATTTGAAAGTGTATTTGAATAGTAACTAACCATCCCTTATGGGATATAAATATAAGGTAATTATGAAAAAGTTTATTGGTACAAAGGTCATTATGGCAGAGCCCATGACTATGACAGAAGCACAGAAAGTGCTTGGTAGAGAAATTAAGCCAGCAACCGATGATGAAGATGGCTACTTAGTAGAGTATGATAACGGATATAAGTCTTGGTCTCCAAAGAGTGTGTTTGAGAAAGCCTATCGTGAAGTAGGATCTGTTAACTTCGGCGGAGCTATTAACTTGTTGAAGGCTGGTCTTGCGGTAAGACGCAAGGGATGGAATGGTAAGGGATTGTTTATCGTGAAGCAGGTTCCTGCTCATATCACTGGTGACATCATTCCTAAGATGCAGTCATTGCCACAGATTGCTAAGGACATTCTGATGAAGCGTGAGAATCCCCACATTGATTATACCAACCAAATGTTGATTATCAATCCGGATGGTAGGGCTGATTCATGGGTTCCTTCTTCATCTGATGTGTTTGCGGAAGATTGGGAAGTTGCAACAGATTAACTAACCACCCTCTCCTGTAAAAGGGAGAGGGTGAAAGAAAAGAATATGGCAGAAATAATTTACTTTGGAACAAATGGGTGTTCCGGGCATTATCCTATTGGTATTGACAAAACGCTGACAGGGGCAGAGTATGAGATATGGTGCGAATGCGATAATGAAACTTGGATAAATAATATCCGAAAGAATCCTGGTCGCCACGTTATCAAACATCACGGAGAGGTTTATACAAATTATGGTGTTCCGTTCTCTGTAGATGAAGACAGAGTTGGTGATCATACCGAACTGTTTTGGAAAGGCATTCATACAGAAGAAGAAATTATCAACTTGATAAAGAATGATTCATTCTTATCAAAGCAGTTTAATCTAAAATAATATTGTTATGGCACTACCTAAAAATTATAGTATATGGCTTGCCGTTGATTATGATGGTATAGAAAAAGCTTTTTGGTATAAACCAAAAAGATGTGAGAAACATGGAGAATGGTGGGGTGATAAAATGGTTCTTCCGCATGGAAGCGTTAAGAAGCTCATCGGAAGAGAATTGTCTTGGAGCGATGAGCCGGTAGAACTTAAAGAAGAATAGCTTATGTTTGGATTTTATGTTGTACTTACCATAGTTGTTCTATTTACAGCTTTTATGGGTGGAGTTATCGGTTATTTAATTGGTAAATATTGGAAGAGATAAATATGAGCATGCAAATATGTAAGGAAGCCTATCAAGAATTGATAGACGGAGATATAGAATGGCTTCTTAGACAGCCTAGAGACCTCGAAAGAGACCATATAGAGGCAGTGCTAAGAAAGAGTGTTGAACTTTTATACGGGAAGAAAGAATAGCTTATGTATAGACCGATTACAATGTATCAGATTGTCTGTGATAGATGCGGAGAAGTGTTTGGTGGCACAGATACTTGCTCTGCACTATTCAGCAACAAAGAAGTCGATATTGGTGACTACTCAGACTGGGAAATGATAGATGGTAAACACTATTGTCCAGATTGTTATGAAGTGGAAGTCATTGATGGAGTGTATAACGTTAAAGCAAAGGAGAAATAGATATGGAAGTATTAAAAGACATAAGTCAGTTAACAAAAGGTTGCGGAGTGACATTTATTAAAAATGATAATTTCCACTTCTACGAGTACCTTATGGTACACCCTAATCGTGAAACCTATTATCTATTTATAGATAACTGGTCGCAAGACGTTGTACGAATACACATTGATGACCTCTTGTCAGGAGATTATTATGTTGGTAAGTACGACCGAATCTTCGTCATGGAGAAGAGAAAAAATTTCTTCAGACGAATGATAAAGAATTGTGATAAAAGAATTGAAGAACTTAAAAGTAAGTAGTTATGGCAAAACCTTACAGAATCAAGCATAAGGCTAGCGGGTTGTACTACCAGCCTGCAAGAAATCATAGTAATCTTGGTAAAAATGGCAAGGTGTATATGGCAAACAACTCGCCATTACTAGCAAATTATGGATATGATTATATATCTATTAGTGTTAGAAAAGGCACTAAGGTACATAATATTCTAGAAAGGTTAATGCCCTTAAAAGGCGTAAAACGTTCTTATGGTGCAGAAGTTTGTTATCGTGTCCCAAAGAGTGAATTTGAAAAAGAAGAATTATAGCGTATGAAAAGTATATTCTCTATGTTTGCTTATTGGGATAGAGTACATCAATTCCCAGACGGACATATTAAAGTAGAAAATAATTTGGCGTGGAGAAGAAAACATATGCATTTTCGCAGTAGTAATAAAAAAATACCTTTTTAGCGTATGAAAAAAGAAACAAGAAATGTAGTAGTTCTCGATTGGGAGGATAAAATTAAGCTACAACAATTTATCGAGGATTTGGAACAAATCTCTGAGACTTATCAAAGTCCTTGCAAGGAACTTACAGGTATCAATAATACAATTTACTATCTCAAAACGATTGAGGAGGCAATTAATTAGCGTATGAAGCTTAAAAAGATAGAATAAATGAAGAAGGAAATATTTGACTTCTCGGAGGCTCTGAGAAGAATGAAGGAAGGAAAGAAAGTGAGAAGGGTAATCTGGAAAGAATGTGGAGCTTATATCCATATTATCTCTGAGACTATTGTGGCTGTATGCGATGGCAATTTCTTTCCTTGTGTTTTCAAAGATTCTGAGGATATTCTCGCAACAGATTGGGAGGAGGTGGAAAGATGAAAAAGAAAGTATTGACCCTCACAGTCAGCAAGCAATGGTTCGACATGATTGCTGACGGAAGAAAGGATGAAGAGTATCGGGAGATAAAGCCGTATTGGATTAAACGACTGACCACTAACTGTGAAGTAGCTTATGATGTGGCGGCAGAAACATATTGCGGAGAAGTGCTCTATCGCCCTTACACCCACGTCCTCTTCATCAATGGCTACCGCAAGAATAGTCCGCGTATAGAAAAGGAGATTGAGAGTATCACCATCGGCAAGCCTGAGAAAGGCTTATGCCCCGACAAGTGGCTTGATACTGAGTTTTTTATCATTAAATTCAAGTAGCGTATGACAAACGAGGAATATTTCAATGCTCATATGGGTGAGCGAGTTCTTTATAAAGGTAAGGACATCGGGGCATACGTAGCAGGTTATGTAGAGGAAAAGTATATTATCTTAGGATTTGATGATTATACAGGCTGCATTCTGTGCTTCACTTCAAAAGTGAAAAATCTTTGTAACATATATCACTCATACCGATTCGCAAAATTGAAGTATTTGGAAGTGATAAAACATCAGTAATATGGAAAAAGAAGAAAGATGTTGTGGTAACTGCCTTTGGATGGGATGCGAAGACATCTTAGGCAATGGATGGTGCTACAAAAAAGATTGCGAAACATCTTGTGATAAGGTTTGCAAGAAACATGAATTTTAAAATTTAAATATCAAATGGAAAAGATTTTTAGACATTTCAAAGGAGGTTATTACAGATTTATTACTGAGGTCACTAATAGTGAAACTCAGGAGAAAGAAGTTGTTTATCAGGCTCTCTATGGAGAGTGCAAGGTTTGGACTCGCCCTGCCGATATGTTCTACGGAAAGGTGAATGTTGATGGCGTGGAAATTGACAGATTCGCCGAGGTTGTTGGCGTACCAGTCTTATTCAAAAAGACTAACGAGAACGCTATCATGCCATCCAAGGCGCATGACGATGATTTCTGCTATGACTGCTATGCTGTTTCAGAGGAAGAGATTGCGCCTAACGTATGGAAATATGGTCTAGGATTTGCATTGCAGATTGAAAACCGCAACAAACCTGCCGACATTTCTAGGTGCTTCACGCTCCGCCCTCGCTCTTCTGTATGGAAGACTGGCATGGTTCTCAGTAACTCAGAAGCAACCATTGATGATGGTTTTGTTGGCGAGATTTCTGCTGTATTCTATCACGTATTTCCAAAAATGCCGCGATATAAGGTTGGCGACAAAGTTGTACAATTTCATCTTGAAACTTGTGACAACATCATGCTTATCGAGACGGACAAATTAAACAAAACAGAGCGCGGCGATAACGGCTACGGCTCTTCTGATAAAAAGTAATACATGAATATCACAGATGAACAGAAAACGTATATAAAGGAACACCCTTACGAATCTCCTTACGCAATGGCCAAGAGCTTCGGTTGCGCAGTACAGACTGTTTACTGGTGGCTACATAGGCTGCATGGGGATTCGTTCAAGGACGCGAGAAAAGAGCAAAGAGAGAAGATCAGGGAATCTGTCCGTAAGCTGTATCCGGATTACTCTTCTTCCGAAATTTCCAAAGAGCTTGGAATAACAAAGTCATGTGTAACAAGCATAGCAAAGGCACTTGGCGTTACTCATACCCAGGAAACGGAAGAAAGACTTCGGTTGAAATGTGCACAGGCAATAATAAGACCGGAGATAATAGCTAAACGTTCTGAATCTCTAAAAAAGACGCTGAGGCTTGACAGGTACAGAGCAACGAATGGAATAAAACAGAAGACACGACGCAAGTTCAAGACCATTCCGAGCAGATGCCTCTGCGCAAGGAACTATCTCTGCAATAAATACAACTACTTCTACGACAAAGATTACGGAGAACTGCTTACCGTCTTCTACGACAGTGAAACAAGAATGCTGACAGAAGATCAGCAGAAACACTACGAGACGAAGTATGGTATCAAGTTCCTCCAGGGAGCTGAAGAATAATTTCTGTGTTTAGGGGTGGCTACACATCGCGTGCGGTCACCCCTTTTTGTTTGTATCAACTAATAACCAAATAAAAACATTAGAAAAAACTAAGAACGTTTATGTAGCTTTAGTCTCCAGTATATCCAACCTAAAAATGCGAGAATGCTTATGAAAAGACAAGCTGAAGCTATCTTACCTATATTCAAAAATGCCCTGTCAGTTCTTGATAGTTGTTTCTCTACATATACTTTATCTTTCGATATTTTATTTATCACTGAGACTAAGGAGTCACACTTGCTATGATATATCGCAGCACTATCCTTGTATTCCTTAAGACTAGAAATACTATCTCTCAGTATCTGTACGTCCTCTTGTGATATTTCGTGATATTCGTAGTGAAATTTATCCTCACCAACCTTGTTGCCGTTCGCATCATACTTCGAAGCTGTACTATCCTTGATATGTGTCTTTTCCTTGGTGGTTGACTTCACGGATTCCTTGTGAGATGCTTTATACGATTCCAACTCTTTAATAAGTCTTGCATTGAAGAGTGAATCCCACTTAGCCTCGTTACGTTTATCTGTGATGTATACCTGTTTTTCTATCACACGTTCTTTCGCCTTACATCTACAGAACATTGATAGAATCAGCATTGCTACTGCAATGGCAATTACAACCCTTGTTATTTTATCAATCAGTTTCATAAGCTACTGAATTACAATTGTTACTTTTTCCTTTTTATCCCAAGCTGTCTTCATAGTCTGAATGAGCTTGCTAGTCCATAATCGAGAATCGCTAACCCATCCTTTCTTATCGTTTTTACCGATAAGAATACACCCCTCTGTGTCTTTTGCCGAGTTACCGGAATGAATACGGATACCATCGAACCCTGGCACATCCTTTAGTAAGGGAAGCATCTTCTTGAATCTGTTAGAGTAGGTATATACGCACTCATAACTGCCGCGTGGTATTGCAGTCTGCCCGTACACCTTTTTCTTCTTGATTTCTTCAAGCTGCATATCTTGGCGCAATCCTCTATCAGCATCTTCAAGGGTATTGCAGCCGAATAATTCACCGTTGACGTAAAGACGGCTGATAGTATAGCCATCCTTTTTCCAAGCTCTATCTATTGTAATTAACATGATTGATTTCCTTTCTGTTGTTTGTATGAGTTAAAAAATGATGATAGGAAAGGTATCCTCTCCAAAAAGTACAGTCCAAGGCAATAATGCAGAAAGTTCGCTACCATCCATGGTGGCGTACCTTTCTTGAATATCTCCATCATCTTTTGGGTGATATTCATGCCATAGAAGTAAATCACAACGTAGGTAATCATTGACACACATTGAATAGCTCCATCCATTTGCCCTTTCCATCTACCAATGGTATATACGGCTGCACATAGAACGAAGTATATCGTTGCGTGACCTACGCAAATAAGTGCCTTCTTGAGTTCGAATTTCTCACCTTTAGCTATCATACCACTAAGGTATCCAAACACAAAGTTGAGAAAGAAAACCAAAGCCAATGTCTTCAATTCTCCATCAATAGGCTTTAAGTAGGCTACGACCGCTATCACGACCCCTACTAATAATTCTCTTAATCTTTCTGCCATTTTCGTTATCCTGAATAATTAATAAAAATAAAGTTTCGGTCTCTTTCTGCAAAGATAGCAAAAAAAACCGAAACTTCATTCAGAATAACGAAAAACTTTAGACATTCAAGTCGTAATATGGAAGTCTGCCACTTTCCAGGAAGGAAATACATTCATCGAAAATCTTTTGCTCGTAGTTGTACGTGTTGATCTTCGGGAACCATTTCTTTATCTTTGCGTCGTTACGCTTTACCATTTCGCCCCAAAGAACGCACCAGTCTTCGAGATTGATGTTGTCGTTCTTGACCTCATGCCAATAGTCCTTGGCTACATCTTTAGTGTGAAGCTGGCCTATGAGACAAAGATGCATATCTGCCATCTCTTCGTTATAATGACACGCGCCAATCTCTCCCTGGACCTGCTTCATCACATCAAGCATTACGCTGTCATTCATTCCGACTTCACAACAATCTGCCATGATCGTAACACAGTTCTTGATAGCCTGCATATCATTGCTAGCTATAATGTCTTCGAATACCTTTTTCATAACCGTATATTTTTGATGTTACTTCAGAAAATACTCTCTGATGTTGTATACACCATCCTTGTCTTTCAACAAATCGAGTGCAAGGCTGTGGGCATACTTAACCAGATGTTCTGTATCAATGTCCTTAACATCTTCCTTGCCGAGTATCTTAGCAATTGTGCATCCGTGGTCGCTTACAACCTGATTCATCGCAACGTACAAAGCGTAATCGTTGTAATAAGGTTTCTCCTCTGTTGCAAGTCCGAGACCGGTCATAGCATTGATCCATGTCTGCATATCCCAGGTTACTGGTGGATTCATACAGGTTACAATCTCAGAAGCCTCCTTCTTGGTGAGATAGTTATTCCACTTGATAGCGCAAAGCTTATCAAGATACTCTTGCGCAAGCTCTGGGTGCTTTGCTGCCATATCATTCATCATGCAACGCATCGTGTTACCGAATACGTGCATATACTTTACGTTTGCTGATGATGCCATCATTCCGTACAGCTCGTCAAATTTACTCATAATCTCTTTTGTTTCCATATCTTATATATTTTAACCTATTATCAAATCTTTCAACTCTACAAAGTCCTCCTCTGTGAAGTTGATACTTCGCTTGCTACCAAAGAGAATAGCAGTAGCAATTCCATCTGGCAGGTCAATAGACACAACTCCTTTGTCGATATGTCCGTGTATAAAACCTACATCGAATTTGTAATCTTCCACGGATTTTAGCATCTGCATCATATCTTCAAATATCGTGTTGGCATCTATGTTGCCGTCTTCATCGGCGATGAATAGGGTAGCGTTGTCAATGCTCTTGCCCCAACTATCTTTGTGCTTGGCGATGATGTTGTGCGCCGCACGTTTCATGTACACTGATGGTATGGCGAGCATCTGGTTAGCCTTAACCATATCGTCTATTCTAGCATCTGCCCACAAATCAAGCGATGTAAGCAGTTTCTCTTTCAATTCTGTTACGTTCATTTCTTAGTTCCTCCCTTCTTTGTCCCTTGAACCATAGCGAGATACTCTTGCCACGTTTTATCACTATGATTTGTCATATAGTCGTTAAGCATAGCGGTTTTCTGCTCTTCCGCCTGTGCTACTTCTTTTCTCAGTCGTTGCATCAAAGACAAATGTTTCTTTAATGCCTCCTGTCCTTGCTGAGTACTCTCAATGCGAGGACGTATGATGCGCAATTCCTCGTCTTGCACTAGCTTAGACACATATTGCAAGCTATTGACGTACTCCTGATTTTGCATCAAGTACTGACGTTGTGCGCCTGTAAGATTGTCTTCAATCTTGTCGATTTCATCCCATAAAGGGGTGGAAGACTGCTGCGCCTGCATGTTGATAGATGCTCGCTTCTGTTGTATTGCCTCATACATCTTCTGTAGCTCGGCATCCATCATCTGCGGCTGCTGCTGACTTGTACCCATATCCAATAATGGGCTGTTTCCAAAATTCATCATAATCAATATCTTTAAGTTGGTGATATATTATAGAGAGGTGAGAGGGCATCCACCAACGAGGGCAAACACCCCTCACCAACTCATTTCTTTTTAGTCCGTCTAACCGACTTCCTTACTGCTCTGTTACGCTCCTGTAGTGGGCGTGGAAGTAGCAGTACCGTTACAGCAATAGCTGCCGTAGCCCGAAATTACTGGCGTAGATGGGAGTACCAACTGACCACGCAAGCAATTGCAGGTCTTCTCGTTAACGTAAGCCATCATAAGCTTCTCCTTGTAAGGAGTGAGGGCTTCCATCACGGCTACCTTCTTGTCGAGGTCGCTATACTTTGCTTGCAACGCATCGTACTGGTCTCTCTGATTCTTGTACAAGCCAAAATCTGCATCAATCTGAGACTTGTAAAGACCGAACTCAGCCTGCATTGCACGGCGGTTCTCGGCGTTGATAGCATCGTTAGCACCCTTATACATAGAGAACTTCTCAGCGATGTCTGTCTCTCGCATAGCGTAGAACTTGTTAGCGGTGTCGAGCTTCATACCGAACATGTAGGTAAGCAACTTCACCTCATCATCGCATTCCTTCTCCATCACCTGTAAGGCGGTTGGCTGATTGGAGCTTGCGTTAGCTCCATAAGCGTTGATGTTCACGTTCTCAGGCATATTGCTGCCACCGAGTGAACCAAACACACTGCGATTGTTACCGCCAAGCAACCAAGCACCAGCACCGAGTGCTGTGCCGATGATACCAAGGGTAAGACCAGCATTACCTGTAGCCTTAGAAGCATAATCATCGTGCTTCTTTCCCTCTTCGTAGATTTTCTTCTCTACGACCTTTGCATCTGTCATTTCCATAATACAATCTTTTGAAATCCTTAATATTAACTAACACTATGTAATCGATTACGGATGCAAAGGTACAAAGAACATAGGAGAGCAAATATAACTCTATCACACTTTCTTTTAGTGATTGATTATCAGAGATTTAAGGTGATAGAAGGTAATGTCATAAATAACAAAAAAGAGAGGCAATCACTTACCTCTCTTACTCAACTTGTAAGGAATACTTACATGTTCAACTATTATTTTCTCTTACTCTTAATGAAGTGCAGTATATCCCACTTCTTAAAATATCGGGTGTGCCCTCGCTTTTTGCATTCTCCGTTCGGAATGTCACCTCTAGCAACCATTCTATTCAATGTTGCATCAGAAACGTGAAGCTTCTCCTTGACCTCCTCGGTGCTCAACATAGGGTTGAGAGCATACGGCAGATAGTTCTCACAAAGGTCTTCTATCTCATCGCTGCTCATTCCGCAAGCAGTTACCTTCTCCCCTCTCTTCTCTTGCTCGTCTGCTCGAAAGCAAGAGTCAGACAACGATTTTAATAACACTCCCAAGGTGTGATAACCAAATAACTTTCCCATATCATTATAATCTAGAGATTAAACTTTGACAGCCCTTGCCTGAGTAATACTTATCGGCAAAACCATATACATAAAATATAATGGTCATTACAAGTATTACAACATTAGATTCCACCATTTCGTTGGTGGTAAAAACATTCCAGTATACAATATGGATAGCATTTATCCCAAATAGGTAGATTATCATCGGAATACGCCATCTGTAGCAGAGCCAAAAGAATCTGCTAGCAAGTATAAGCACAAGCGGATGGATGTAAACTGAGAAATAGATAAATGCTGCCGATACCCAATTCTCCTTAAACCATACGCACATTTCTTTTTCATGAGACGCAAATGTTACCATGCATGCAATATGAAAAAGCATGATAAACAGAGGCATCACTTCACAATAATACTTAAACCAAGTGAGTAGCTTTACGCTGTAGCCTCTACCTGCAAGGATAATGACGTTTATCATTTCGCTAACGTCCATGTCCTTAAACATTACTCTTGACAACTGTACAACACCGACTGATTGAACTAACCGATGGACTTCATCTTCTTCCTCTTTAGTCATAAATTCTTCTCCTTTTGTTTTTTTTTGTTTATTATTTATTCTTAGTTCCTCATTCTTAATAATAAGGAAAGTGCTGCAAAAATAAACAATACTACACAAAAATATTTATTTTGAGCAAAAATTTAAAGTTAAACTTTGCTAAAGTAACAATCTGAAAGTAGACGGCTGCAAAAATAGCGTTAGAACGGTTTCCTTACCAAATTCTAACGCTATCAGTGTTTATCCTATCACAACCTCAAGGCTCTCCATATCAGCGAACTTCAAGCCGCAATCTTTAGCAGCCTTGAACAACTCCTTCTCGTCAACTGCCTCGATGGCTACCTCTACCTCGGCATTGGCAAGGTCTGAGAAGTACTTTTCGGTCTTCTGCTTCTGATTGAAGAAGTACTCATTGACCTCTGCGAACTTGGCGGAATCCTCCTTGGTGTATTCGTAGCCCTCATCGGCGTGCTTCTGCTCCAACTGCTGGCACTCCTGGAGCTTGCGCTGCATCTCCTCGAACTTATCGTCCTTCATGCTCTCCTGTGCTTCCTCCACATCCTTGTCGTAGGTATCGGCTACGTGGCGCAGAGCCTTCATATTCTTCCAAACTCGCATAGCGGCATCATCACTCATTGATGATGTCTTCAATGCCTTCAATGTTCTGTAGGCTGCAACAGCCTCGATTGTCTTAATCTTTTTCATAATTGTTTCTTTATTTTTATGTTATACAATATTCTTCTCCAGATTGCCATAGCAGAATACCTTTCCTATTAACAGTGCAAAGTTAAGAAAATAATTCCGAATAGCAATGCAGGAGGAGCAAAACTTACGAATTTAAAATTAACTTCCCCATGTTGGATAATCACTAGGACGTAATGTGTCTGCTTTCTCGGTGAGAACGTAAACCACAAATACATTTCTAGCACATTTATTATATTAAGAACATCTACGTTTTAACGCATAATATAACTACCTCCTGGAGGAACTTGTTTCCATTCACCATCTATATTAATTTCAAAAGATAATTGACACATTTGTCCATAATACCCTCCTTCATAAACATTATCAAATCTTATATATACTTCAATATAATCTGTTCTATCACCTTCGGGAATAGTTACAGAGCCTGTATCTTGACCAGAGCTATTAGATACATAACCTCTTCCGTATGTTGTCTTATTATTACCATACTTACAAACACTTCTAAATATACCATCATTAACTGTAA